TTAGCCAATCGCACTTTTTGAGGGTAGCCAACTGTAGCCAACGACAGCATGCGCCAGCCAGTCAGTGAAGGGTGCAGAATGGCCAGCATGAACAACCATCCGAAACGAAGAATCAGCAGGGAAACCGTATGCGTCACATGCGGGCATCCAACCGAGGACGCAGCTGAGCCGACCACCACGTTCGGCGGCGGAGGTGGAGTTGTGTACGGACCAGTCCGCTGTAGCAACGTGAAATGTGAGAATCATCGCACCCAGCCTCCAGTGCGCTGGTGGAAGCCCGTTCCGTAGCCATCACCAGGGCAGGAATCCTGGCAGCCTCTTGCCCCACTGGATGACTCGTAGCCATTCAGGGCAACGGTTGTACTCATCGATGTCCCACTCTGAGTTGGTGACCGGCCGGACGTCTTCTTTGGGTATCCAGGCGGTGAGGCTGTCTTTGTCGTCGTCGTACCACTGAACGCCGATCTGGGTGCGATTCCAGTGAGTAGCGTGGGCGTAGACTGCAATCTTGCCGCCATCCTTCAGCGGGATTTGCGCGTGCACTTTTGGCTGCTGGTCAATCTCCCAGGACCGGACGTCCTCTACGGGCCCGGCACGCTCCGGATGTTCAAACTCGTACGTCACCCCGTCGAGCAGGAACGACGTCGGCGGATAGATCGGCATGGGACCATCATGCCAAGATAGTCAGGTGGAAGTTACCTTGACCATTGAAAACGCGGCCGGCGAGCAAGGCTCTGCGCAAGCATCCGGAGGCACCTATGACGCGGCGCTGGCCGCAGCCAGGGCGCTCGTCCCCGAAGGCTGTAAAGCCATAGTTATTCGGACTTCGGATGCGTAGCGAGCTTGCGGGCCCAGGTTTCTTCCCAGATGAGGACCGGCGCCTTCGCGGTATCGGGAATGTAGTGGTCAATGGAAAGGCCTTCGAACTGACGCTCCATTGCCTTGTCAACGGCTTCACCTTCGCTGACGCTGAAATGACCCGCTGGGCGCAAACAGGCAGCGTCAGTCGCCAACTCAAGATCTTGAAGACTGCCGTCCGAGACGCGCAACTTCCAGAATCCACGCGGCACCGAATTCGGGCATGGATTGTAGATGCAGGCAAAGCTGCCAAGAAACGCAATGCGGTTGTGCATAGACCGCACATCGTCATGCCGGACGGCGCCGAAGGTGAGCTCAACCGCGGCGAGATTGAACCGCTTGATGCCCTCGCAATCGAATCGCTCAACGCGACCACCGATTTCCTGATGACCGTTGTGGAAGAGGGCGGAGCGCTCACCTGGCTGCTGCGAGAGTTGGAGTGCTGGAACGGCAAACTGGTCGGCTCCCAGGACGCCTAGACCTTGTCCCTCGTTCAACATGGCAGATGGGAGCAACAACCTTGTCAGGTAGGCTTGACCGGGTGCGCGAGCGATTCATAGACACCAAAGCCAACGTGGTCACCAACTACCGGGACCTTGACACTTTCCTCGGCGCGGAGGATGTGCCACCCGGGATTCTGAGCATCGCTCACAATAACTTGCCAATCGACTTGGTCAACAGCAACATCGGCGCTAACACCACGGTCATCATCCTTCACGGCGCCATCGAAGCGCACCACAAGATCCCGTTCCTATCTGGTGGTGGCATCACAGCAGGTTTGCAGGCCAACCGGATCTCCATCTCAGACCCCAGCCTGATCCTCTCGGACAAACTGCAACTGTCGTGGTTTGCGGGCAACAAGCATCAGCGTGTGCAGAGCGTACTTCCTCGGATCATTGACAAGGTGCTGCAGTCGCATGGTTCAGAGCGGGTCATCTTCTTCGGCGGGTCCGGCGGTGGTTTCGCTAGCCTGTACTTCGCCAGTCTCTTCCCAGGTTCGCTCGCGTTCATCTGGAACCCGCAAACTGACATCACGAAATACCACGGCCGCAACGTCCGCGACTGGGCCACACTCGCCTACGGCATATCCGAGGATGAGTACGACCCGATCAGCCGTATCCCAGACATGCCCGTGACGGATCTGCGAGAGATTTACAGTCGCCGTGTTGGCAGCACTGTCCTCTACCTGCAAAACCTCAACGATGAGTACCACATAGAACGGCACCTGAAACCGTTCCTTGAAGTGCAGCACCCGGATAATAAGATCCACGTATTCCAGGCTGCTTGGCGGGAGGGGCACACCCCTCCACCGAAGGATGACCTCCGCAGCGGGCTTGAGCAGCTGGTGGGCCCGGAGTCCTGGGACGTTGTAATCCCTAGGCTTGCCGCTGGGCAGTTTGTTAGCCTTGACGCATGAGCATAGACCCCGGAACTGACGACTCGATGCCCGCAGAACCAGCCGCGCCGGTCGCTGAGTTTCAGGACAGAACCCCGGACGGTCTGGTTTGGACTCCGGCCGAGACTGTCGAAGCGGCCAAGAGAGCAGCATCGGATCTGCAAACAGAATGGCGCAAGGTCTCCTAACACGCACAAAAGAGCCCCACCCCTCTAAACGAGAAGGGTGGGGCTCTTTGTTTTCTAGCCAGCCTTTGCGGCCGCGTATGCTGCCTGATTAGCCCGGAGATGGGCCAGAACTGTTCGGAACGCAAGCAACTGGTCGTTAACTCGGTTCGTTGGGCTCGGGGTGTAGATGTTCGGTTCAAGCAGGGACGGAGACTCGGTCAGAAGGCATGGGACTCGCTGAACCGCTGGCATGTAGTTCATCGCCCACGTGGTCTCAGTTGAGGTTGCCGTGTACTGCCCAACCGGCCGGCCAGCAGAAGTGAACGCGCTGAAAACCGCGTTGAATAGCTGCTGATTCATAGCCGCCACCGGGGCGGCCACCTCCGGAGTCGGCGATACGTCAATCTCCATTTGAGACGTTCCGCCGCCTTCGTGGGCATCAATGGCAACGAGAATATTCGGGTACAGCCCAAAGATGCTGGACGCCGCTTGAACCTCCGGAGTCGTCCGAGTTGCCCAGTTACGGTTCAGGTCCGTGCCAGTAGATGACAACCGTGTCTTGGTGATCGAGTCCGCATTAATGGTTGGAATGACCACAATGCAGTTCGAACCAAGCCACGTCGCCAAGCCGGGGTCACTCGACTCTGCCAGTTCCCGCAGCCAAATGAAGGCAGCCTCCCGGGACGCAACCTCGTCGCCGTGCTGGCCTGCCTGCAGCAGCATGGCCGGCCCGGCCGGGTTGCCGATGTGCGCGGCGCGGATGGGGGAACCCAACGCGCTGTACCCGAGGGTGCGAAGCTTGATCGCCGGATACTTGGATGCAATCTGATCAAGGAACAAATCGCCAGCATCCCTAGCTGTCCAGATCCCGGTCCCCTCCCAAAGGGTGAGGGGCTGGTGCGACTTAGCGACCTGCGCCCCGAGCATCCTCAACTGTGCGTTGATCTCGCTCGGTTGCCCACCCGCGCCGGGCGTGCCAACAACACGCTCTAGCGGCGCCACCCGCGAGTAGAGTGCGTCATCAGCGCGGTCCGTTCGACGCCACGCCGTCCAAGTCGTGGAGTTGGTCAGCTGTCGTTCAAAGACGCCACCGTTGGAACGAATAGTCAGGATCTGCTGGCCATCCCCCAGGCCATTGCACAGGCTGTAGATCGAACCAGGGGTGACCAGCTTTCCGTTCACATCAACGACCACAGCCACCGGAAGGCCGGTGTAGATGTTAGCGGTATTGAGGGTGTGGAGGCCGTTCGTGGACGGTCCAGTCATCGTGTCCAACGAACGGGAAGCTAGGGTGCCAATGAAACGAATGGGGTTCCAGTCGTCGCGAATCGTTCGCACATCCGTGAACACCGTGTCATCGGCGGCCCGATCAGTCCTGCGCCATGCGGAGAAGACGCCAGTGCTAGTCTGCTGCCGCTCGAACTCTCCACCTGCATTGCGGATGGTCAGGATCTGTTTGGTATCACCGACGCCGCTGCTGATGTTGATCAGTTGCCCGCCGGTAACGAGTTGGCCGCTGCCGTTGACCGCAACCCCCGGGGGCAGGTCGGTGTAGACGTTCGTCGTGTTCAGCACGTAGGAACCCGTGGAAGCTGCTGTGGTCAGCGCGCCCAGGGATCCGGCTGCCAGAGTGCCAAACGGACGGAAGGCGTTCCATGCCTTGATTGCGATCACATCGGTGTAGAGAGTATCGGTGACCCTGTCCACGCGTCGCCACATGGTGAAGTTGCTTCCACTGGTCTGCTCCCGCTGGTACCTGCCTCCGGCATTGCGGAGTACAAGTTCCTGCCGGGTATCCCCAACCCCGGAACTAATCGTGAACAGGTCTGCGCCCACGGTCATCTTTCCGTTGGCGTCTACAGCCACACCGGCAGGCAGATCGGTGTATACGTTGGACGTACTCAGCACGTACGCCCCGGAGGATGTCTGGGTGGTCAGGGCACCAAGTGAACCAGAGGCCAGTGTTGGTCGCCGCAACAGCACGCCCGCGGTGGACTGTGCCATCGATGCTGCAGATGAGGCAACAGTTGGGTCACTTGCGATGGCTGCGGCGACGAGTGGCGGCACCTGGGAGCTCACCAGCGGGGGTACCACGTTAGCGACCTGCCCGGGAATGTTCGCCCGGGCAACGCCAGCGTCAACCTGCGCGTCAGTCGGCGCCTGCGCCAATGCTGCCGCTTCGGCAGCGTCCGCAGCTGCAGCCTGCGCCGCAACCTTGGCTGCAACAGCTTCATCCCTGACGCCCTTGTAGCTTTCTGACAGCACCGAGAGTCCGCCACCGACAAGCTTGACTTGGGGAGACGTCGTTACAAACGCGGGAGTGAAAGCGTCCGCGCTCGACACCATTGGATTGCCAAGTGGCAGGCCGTTGAGGTCTTTCAGGGCCAACGGGGTAGTCTCGGCGGCATCGTTCGCGTCGTAGGCCGTGATGGCCGAGTTTGGCGCCCGTGTGAAGCTGGCAGCATCAGCCACCAGCACTTGATCGTGGACGTAGTCAGTCACTTACCCTCCAAAGGTGATTAGGCGCGGTGCTGAGGTTCGTCGCTATCGACGACCTCACCGGGGACGGTGCTGCTTTTGGCTTGGACGCCGGCCTTCTCGACTTGTTCAGCGATCCAGCGGAGCACGGTGGTGTATGCAAGTTGCTGGATGGCGTAGAAAGTGAGGAAGGCATTCAACCAGTCCTCCGGGGTGACAAGCTGCGTTTGGCCCTTCACCCAGAGGTACGCGGCCGCGATGGCGACAGCCACTACGATGGGCACGCTTACTTTTGTGATCTTGCGCCAGCCGTCGTTCTTGTAGAACGCGATGGCGACCGGGCTGATGATTGACAGTGCCGCGGCTAGGGCCGTAATCAGGACGTGAGTTTCAGTCATGGGCTAGCCTTCCTGGCTCAGTGTGACAGTGGTGGTCGCGGTCGCTTCGAGGTCCGCCAGAGCTTCGGCGGTGCCCGCCTTGGCTGCGCTCTTCACAGCCTCCAAGTCCAGCGTGGAGCCGGGAGCGCTGGTGACCTGCTTGAGTGCTTCCAGCAGGCCAGCGTTTTGGCCTTGGATGCCTGCGAGCATGGCTGGGATGGGTCCGGCTACTCGCTTGCCAGCTTCGCCGCCTCGTAGCCATGCCCAGACGTCGCCTACCTTGTCCGCGACGTCGGCTAGGCCGCCGCGGGTTCGTCCGCCAGCCTGGCCGTCGAGGGCAAGCTGATTCAGCATCAGCGTTGTGTGGTCGTTGATTTGCTTGACTTCTGCTGCGGACAAAGTGTCCTCCTGGGGATCGGTGATGGCGCCGGCCGGGCCGATGGAGGCCGAGCCAATGTATGGGATTGGGTTGACGCGCCCGTAGAACTCGGCGTTGAGGTTGTAGCCATCAGGCAAGACCTCGAAGTGGAGGTGCGCGCCAGTTGAGCCGCCGGTGTTTCCGGACAGGATGAACACCTGACCTTCACGCACGCGCGCGCCTTTGGAAACTTTCCCGGAGCCGTCCTTGCAATGGCCGTAGATGCCAATGAAGCTGCCATGGTCGATGACCGCGCAGTATCCGGCGAAGTTCGGAGCAACCCACCAAGGGTTGTCTGCGTAGGTTCCGCCCATCCACCCGATGTGGAGAACGACGCCGTCTGCCACAGCCCGCACGGGAGTTCCTTCGGGGCACGCGCAGTCGAAACCTGCGTGCCCGTCCGGCTGATAGTTGCCGAACAGTTCGATGATCCAGTAGTCCGGGCTGCCGGGGCGGATGTCCTTGGTGGGGTTTTCCCCGAACGTCTGAGTGATAGGAAAGTCAACAGGCCTAACCATCGTTCCCCCTCTTGTCGTTGTGCCAGTCGGCACCAATGCGGAGCTGGAAGAACAGGACAGCCAGCCGAACGGCTGCCACGAGCACGGCGGAGTAGATGACAATGCGGAAGACCTCACGCAGCGGCGTCGCACCGAATATCCCGCTCGTGATAATCAGGATGAACAGGGCAGCAAGTGAGCCGAGCAGCATCATGAGCGCCCGGCCCATACGCGTCATCCACCAATCCGGATGGCATATCCAATAGATAATCGGCAGAGCAACCCAGAAGGATCCGGCTACGTAGCCGATATACAACCCCGGAAGGCCGAGCATTGAATACGTGGTCACAAACGCTGCGCCGATCAGGGCCCAAGTGATTGCCTTGAAGATGGTCCGCTTCACGTGGCCCTTCCTAACTTCCTCATGATTTGTGCTTCGATTGCGGGCGCGAATCCGTTTCGGATATTCACCTCGCGGAGATTTGTCACGGCCTGTGTTGCCTCAGCGCGCTGCTCCTGAGCGGCGCGGTGAGCATCCACCGCGTGCTCAATGGCGGCCTCGGCCAATGCGTGGTCCACCGGCTCTAACTGCGGGAGTTTCCGCAGTTCGGCGACCCTAGCCTGTAGCTTCGCGAACAACATGGGCGCCACCCCCTGCCGCGTTTTCCTGAATCGCAGACATGACATGTGCTGAGAACTTCGCGTTTTCGATGAAGTCACTGTTCGTCTTGGCCAGGTCACTGTTCGTCTGGTTTGCCAAGGTGGCGGCAGACTGCCAGTTGTTCCGGTCTGTGATGAGCGCAGCTATCTGTGCTTCCAGCACGCGCACTACGTCCATGTGCGCAGTTTTCGTCCAAAGCCTGCCGGTGAACACGAGATAGAAGACCGCTATGGTCGCAGCTACTGGGGAAGTTAAGCCCACCAGCGCGGGGAATCCGTCAATCATGCCGCCGCCCAACTGAGTCCGCCTGTCAGCAGGATCGAGAACGCGCTTTTGGGTATGACGCCAGCCGCGATGGAAGCCTCAAATTCAATCCAGCCCGCTTTCGCATGCCCGGTCGGGTAGACGTAAAGGAACACCTTGCCCATGGAGGCCGTCGCGATCGGTTCCAGCACTTCGATCACTTCCGGCAAGTGGCTTGCGTCAACCTCTCCGACCTTGAACCGGTTGGGAGCCGCCTTGTCCACATTCACTGAAGGCCCGGACGCGCCAATGGCGCCGCCAAGGTACACCCGGCCGTCTGCGTGCTTCCGGGTCTGGGGCGTACCCAGCCCTGCTCCGAGGGCTGCATAACCCCCGGACAATGCGATGGGCTTGATGTCTGCAACGTCACTGAACCAGCCGGGAGAGTCGTTGGTGCCAAAGCGGTAGCGCCAGGTTGCGGCACCGATGAGCACGGCCGCGCCTAGTTGCGCCAGGTACCCAAGGGCAAGGACATCCTTGGCGACGACGCCGCCGTTGCCAGCCCAGCAGCGCAGATCGATGATCGGGCCCGGCTGCGTCTGGCCTGCAATGATCGGGACTATCGCAATCGGCTGGTCATCCTCAACACCCGGCCCCGATTTGCGGGTGCCGGGGATGGCTTTGGTGGCACTGCCTTTGACAACCATGAACTTGGATACGCCAGCCGTGGGCGTCCAGTCGCGGCGCACCACAACGATGTCGTAGCGGGTGCCCGAGACGTTCGTGTCGAACTGGAGCGTCTCATTTGCAACGGTCTGGTCGGTTACCCCGCAACCCCATCCGTAGCCTGGCGCGATGGACACAGTGCGATCCGCTCCGGCGACCGGCGTGACTTTCCAGTCGGCCGTGCCGCGCACGCCGTATGTGGATGAACCGATGGGGACTACCGAATGGGCATTTCCCCAGAAAACCTCGGTGTAGGGCTTGTCGGGTGTCGTGTCATAGCCACGAGAAATGAACTCGACTGGCATCAGCGTCGCTCCTGATTCCGCTGCCCTTTGAGCAGTGCGGCAATGCGCACGGCCGTGATCCAGGCAGCTTGGTTTGTTAGTTCGCCGACGGTCGGTTCGACCTTGGCGTAGTCCTTGGAAACCCAGGTCAAGGCGACCTCGCGTAGCATTTCGGAAATGACGACGTCGTTTCCGATGTCCACGGGGAGTGTGTCTCCGACTCGGAAGCCTCCGGGCCCGTACTGGAATATTCCGGTGCCGGCCAAGCTGAGGCTGATCCCGTTCTTTGGGCCTTCGGCGGTGAGGGTTTCTTGCCCGCGAGCGTCCATTACCGACGGTGAGTCGTCGTCTCGTGCGTCCCGGAAAGTCTCTGCTCGCATGCCGTAGGTGGACTCTCGGTAGCTGTCCGTGATTGAACGGAAGTTCCGAGCGGTACCCTCGCCCTGGCCGCCGATGATGACCCTCGACTTATTCGGCCGCGAACGGGACCACTTCACCGACTGGAGAGTTCGCCCCTTGACTGAGAGCTTCCGCGTGTAGGTCCGCGGAACATAGCAGTCGAGCACTAGATTGGCGCCAACCTGTTTCACGGTGACGCCGATGCCGGCCTGTTCGATCGCGGGAAACAACTGATCGGAAAGGTAGTGCATGCGGAAAGGCACGCCTCCCGGGACTACAGCTCCGCGGCCAAGGTTCGGCGCGACGATGAGCCCGGGAATCCCCATGCGTGTCACGCCGTTTTCGTTAACGGCCGTCTTGAGTATCGATTCGGCGGTTCCGGTGTACGTCCGGTATTCGGCGGCGGCTTGGTTTGTGACTGGTGACGTCGGAACCGGCCAGCCCGTGATGTCTCTCAGTACCCGAAAGTCGTCTTCAATGTTGAAGGTGACCGATCCTGTGAGCCCGTCAGATTCTCCCTCTTCAGAAACGATCGGCCCGGAGAGTAGGTGTTCCCCGCGGAAGCTGATCTTCACCCGAGCCCCGTCGGCTTGCAACTCTGACATCCGATTATGCGAGAGAGGGAGAGTGACGCTGGCAGTGCTTACAAGGTTGTGCCGGACCGTTGCTGTCAATGCCTTCGGATTGCCGATTTGGCACCGGAACTGCCGGTCCTTGTCGTAGACCGCTATACGAAAGACGCTCACCATGGCCTCCTGTACAAGGTCGGTAGGCGAGCCTCCACCGAGCCAGGGCCCTCCAATGTCATTGAGAGCCGGACCTTGGCGCCTGCAGGGATCGGGGCGAAGTCTGCTTCGCCAAGGTCTGGCGACTTATCGACAGGGTTAGTCAGGTGCACGCCGATGACACGATCTGACGGCTTCATCTCGGCAGCACCAGCAGCGATGGTGTACATGGTCGCGCCGATGTTGTCCGGCTCAGAGTCGATCACTAGGCACTTGCCGGCCGGAACTGGGAAGGGTACGTCGACAATCAGGCCGCCGACACCCACAGACGCGGACGTGGCGCCCTGATCGACGAACCACTGAGCATACGATTCGACGTCGCCGGGGTTGTCGATCGTGGCCGTCTGTATATCGCTGGACGATCCGATATTGAAGAGCTGCGGACCATCGGGGTCGAAGAACGGCTGATACTCAGGGTTTTTCCACGACCTGACCACCGGGTCCCCGCGCCAGAATGGGTCGTCGGCCATAAGGGTGATGCCATAGGTCTGCCACCCGTACCTGAACGGATCGTAGGTAACCGTGTGGTCGCCATCGCTTCGGAACCGAAGGGCGATGGAACGCTTGGCGCCGTCCGGGTGGGTTATCTCCCAAACGCCGACGTCGTCCGGGTCCATGCCCTTCCAGAAAGCGCGGTCACGTTCCATCCACGCTTGCGAACCGCCGTCATTGAAGATATGCAGCGGCCAGAACACTTCTCGATCAAGAACGGACGTGCCCTCGTGCTTCGAACCTGCCACAGCAGGCGAAGCTGTCGAGTGCCGGTCAGTGGCGATCGAGCCGAGGCCCCTCACGCCCTGCATCAGGAACACTCCCGATGCAGGGCTTGTGATGGGCCAAGTGACTCCCTTCGCGGTCCACGTCATAGCCGCCCGCGTCCACGGGCTCACCGCCGGAAGCGGCGGCCTGTAGGGAGTTGCGAAAGCGATGCCCATTGGACTCCTTGTCTAGCTGTGGACCGCGAATGCATCCCGTTGCCGGGTTTCGATGATTCGAGCCATCTCGTTTTCGTCTCGCACATGAACCGGGCCCGTGAAAGTGACCCCACCGCGGCCACCACCACGCGAGGTCGCGAGGTAGTGAATGTCCGCCCACTGCTGCGGGTTCAGCAAAGCCTCTGGCTTGCGGGTCCGGTTCATCACCTGGGTCAGGCCCGGGTTGATGATGCCGCCCTGATCGTGCAAGTACGGCAGGCCAGTTGACCCAATGCCGTCATCCTTGCCACCCTTTCCGGTGACAAAATCGACGGCCCCATCTAGCAACTTCTTGCCTGCGCCAATGGCCATATCAGCCATAAAGCCAGCCTCTGGGAATGCCTTCTTGAACTGGTCAACCAAGCCGCCCACGATGTCCGCGATCGGGTTCCATCCGCCGCCGCCGGATCCTGCTTCGCCGCCGCCGTCCAAGTAGGCCGCCGGGTTGACGTAGCTAGGCCATCCACCGTTGAGCACCATGTAGTGCAGGTGCGGTCCGGTGGAATTGCCGGTGGAACCGACCTCGCCGATCTTTGTGCCGGCGGTGAGCATCTGGCCCATCTTCACCGCGAACGATGAAAGGTGCGCGTACCACGTCTGCAACCCGTTGGGGTGGTCGATGTGGATCTCGTTACCGCCGCCGTAGGAGGACCATCCCGCGGAGGACACTCGGCCAGGACCAGCAGCGAACACGGGAGTTCCCGTGGCCGCCGCGAAGTCGATGCCGTTATGTCCGGAGTGGAACGGCTGGGATATCGTGGCGTTCCGAATCGGCCGGACCAGACCTCCAGTGGCGTACCCGCGCAATTTCTTAGCCAGCGCGTACAGATTGCCGATACCAGCGTTTCGGGTTTCCTCTTTGGTGAACACGAACTCGCCAGCGTGCACAATTCCCGCAGGATCGTACTTGCCACCGTCGCCCGTATAACCGCCGTCGTGGAACCCGGCAGGCAACGCCACGCGAGGAAGTTCAGGCAGGCCAAGGAACTTGCCGATCCCATTCAGGCCGTTGATCAGGCCATCATTGATGACCGTATCGACCACGAACCGTACGGGCGCCTTCGCAATTTCCTGTAGCTTCTCCCACGCCGTTTTGATAAAGCCGACGCCATCCTCGAATGCCTTCGGTATCGTTTTCGTGATGAAATCGCCGAGGGTATCGAAGACCGGCTTTATGACGTTTTCCCATACCCACTTGATCGCCGCGCCGATGCCATCGAAGGCTGGCTTGATGACCACCTGGTAGAGCCAGTTGAAGGCCGGGCCCAGGACGTTATTCAGGAGCCAGACTGCGCCGTCGAAAATCGGCTTGACGATGGTCGTCCACCAAGCTGAAATCAGGGCGCCGATGAATCCGAAGACCGGCTTGATCACGTTCTCGTAGAGCCAGACGAAAGCTGGAGCGACGATTTTTTCGATCACGGCCTGCAGGATCTGGAAGATGTAGCTTGTCACGGCCCACCAAGCTCCGACGACAAGCGAGATCCCCTCAAAGACGGGGCGAATCACATTTTCGTAGAGCCATGTGAAGACGCCGCCGACGACTGCGAAGACCTGCTGAATGATCGGCATCGCCGTTGACTGGAACCAGTCGACTACCGCCGAAACAGCGACTTGGATGGCGCCCCAGACATTTTGAACGATCTGCTGCCCAAGCTCGGTCTGAGTGAAGAACCAAACCAGCCCGGCCACCAGCGCCGCGATGGCCAGCACCACAATTGAAATGGGGTTTGCAGACAGCGCCGCGTTCAACAGCCACTGGCCCGCGGCCGCAACTCGCGAAGCTGCGGAGGCTGCCATTACAGCAACCTTCTGCGCGCCAAGAGCGATCGTTGAACGGATCGTCTGACCTTCGAGCAAGCCGAGAGATTGGATCAGTCCGAACAGTGAGATGCCGGCCATGGCGACTTTCCATGCTACGAAGGCGCCAGCTACCGCGAGGATCACGCCAGGCGATCCGACGATTGCCGTGAGCAGTGGTGTCAGGAACCGAACCAGTTCCGCGACGCCGCTCGCAACGATCGCCAGAGCCTCGCCGAGAGCGGGTGTGGCCGCCGCGATCAGCGGAGCCAACGCCGTCAGAACGTCACCGAGCGCGGTTGTCAGCGTCGGCAGGATGGGAGCGAGCCCAGAGACTCCGGTCCGCACGCCCTCTAGGAACGTTGTCAGCCCAGCACCAAAGGCAGGATTCGACAATGCCCCGGCGAGGCTACCCACCACGAGAGCAACGATCTGTCCTCCCAGTTCAAGGAACCGGGACAGGGCAGGGGCACCGACCGCGAACGCTTGGCCAAGTGGATCGAGCACGCCCAGCAGAGCGGATCCGCCCTTGTTGGCACCATCGAAGATGGTCGTAAGGGCTGCCTGGAAGTTGGTCCCGTTCATGATGTCCGAAATACGGGACATCGCATCTGCCAGGCCGCCAAGGGTGGATACCGCGCCAGCGTTTTCGGCCGCCCGGTTCAGTGCGGAGAAAATACCGCCCACCGACTGGGCGATCGACCATAGATCTTTGAGGCCCTGAATGCCGCCTTCAATCCATGCCGCCAATCGGCCGTCAGCTGCAGCACCCTGAACGAAGCTGTTGAACTTCCCAGCCAGGTCAGCAACGAACTGTCCAAGCCGTGGCATGTAGTCCATGCCGACGACACCCAGAGTCGTGAATGACTGAACCACCGGGTCGATAGCCGTATTCAAGATGGAGGTCGTCTTAGCGACACCCAACAGCAGAGCTTCGAGCACGCCACCGTCGAATGCACTCTCGAGTGACCTCATGAAGATCTGCGCCCCAGAGCCAAGGGCTGATGCGATAGCGCCCACACCGACTGCCAATTGCGGCATTACCGAATTAGCGAGAGACAGCAGTGGTGCCGCAAACCCAGTGAAAAAGTTCTCCTGTGCAATGCGCCGGATTCCGCCGAGCATGTCCTTGACGACCAGCAATGCCCGAACGGCTTCCTGCGCAGCTGGCGTCAGCTTGCCCATCGCGTCCGCCGACTTCGACCCAGCCTGCGCGGCCTGATCAGCCTGCTGCATCTGAACCCGTTCAAGGTTCCGGTGGGCCTGCTCTACAGCACGAGCCGAATCGACCTGCGACTTCTCAGCTTGTTTCGTCGCATCAGCAACAGCCTGTTGCGCGTCAGCGATCCGCTGCGCACCGTCTTGCTCCTGCTTCAGCACATCCGCTTGAGCATCCTTGCGCGACTGGATCGCATCTGTCTGCGCCTGCCGTGCATCACTCAGTTTTTGCTCTGCGCTGAGGACCTTTTCGTTGTCCTTGTTGGCCTGATCCTGAGCCTTGGCTTGCTCGTCACGCAGCTGCAGCACGGACGTCTTGGCGTCGTTGTTGGCCGCGGCAGCCTTTTCGACGTTGTTCTGCAGCTGAGCCAAGACAGCTTCGGAAGTGCCAGGGTTGCGAGCCGCGGCTTCGTAGAGATCCGTGGCCTTCTTGAATTCCGCAGCCGACGCGAGGGCCCGTGCGTTGGCCGCGTCGAGCGCGCGACCGACATCGTTGACCTTCTTAGCGGCCTCTTCGCGGGCCTTGACGAGATCCTTCTGCGCCTGAATCACGTCCCGCGCAGCCTTGGCCTCGTCGCGTTCCGCCATTTCAACGGCCGCCGCGGCAGACTTTTGAGCCTCAGCAACAGAGAGGGTGACGTCGACCAGGTTCCGCTTTGCGTCACTTACGCGACGTGCAGCATTCTCCTGCGCCTCGGCCGCGTTCTCTTCGGCCACCGTGATGGCCATCATCGCGTCCTCAACCGCCATAGCGGCCAGCCGGGGGTTAGGGCCAGCAAGAGTGTTGGAAGCGTCCACTGCCGTCTTCAGCGCCTCACCGACACCAGAGAAAGCGGAAATCAGGACACCAGCGCCAGCAGTGATAGACATCAGGCCAGCCGGCACCAATGCCGAAACGCCAGCGAGGGAGCTCAGCGACGCAGCGAAAGTGACAGCGTTTCCTGAGGCGCCCAGCAGGGCAGCGCCAGCGGCGCCGGCGAGCGGCGCAATAGCAGAGAGGCCACCGAGGACCTTGAAGCTCTGCATGAATGCGTTGGCGCCCATGCTGCCCGCCCGCTGCATATCCCGGGAAAGCCTAGACAGATCGACGCGGACGCGATCGGAGTCCTGGCGCATGCCGTCAGCCATTCCAGCCAGCGGGCTTCGGCCGCGGAATATGTTGCTGAGCGCCACGCCTAGACGTCCAAACCGCCGTCCAGTTTCATCGGCCTGGCTGGACACGCGCTGCATGTGCGTTTCGAGTTCAGTCGAGGCCGCGGAGGAACGGTGTTGCGCTTCACTGAATTCGTTTGTGGCCCGGGCGACGCTGCGCTCCGCCGACTCGCGCCGTGCCGTTGCGGCGACGGCCCGGTTTTGCAGGGCCTGCAATTTCTCTTCGGCGGCAGCGATCTGAGATGCCTTAGCGCTTGAATTCTCGCGCACCTCCTGCAGCTTCAATTCAGCTACACGCAGATCGCCCAGAGACTTGGATTCGGCGTCAGATGCAACCTTGAGCTTGTCCTTGGACGCGGCTAGGTCAGTCTCGGCTTTGCTCGTTACCTTGCCAAGCTGGGCGACCTTCGCTTCGAGGTTGGCCGTTTCGGCGTTGAACCCGGCAGCCATACCGGCGCCCATGCTCTGCCCTGCGGCCCGGCCAGCCCTCGAAGCGGCAGGAGTGACATTGCGGGAAATCATCCGCTGCACTCCATTGAAGACAGGCTTCACAAGAACTTCGGCGATGCCGACTACAGGCATGGGGTACCTCGAATCTCTATTCAGATGTCACTGGCGTCGAATCCAAGTCGGCCGATAAAGTCTTCTGTCCATCGCCTATCGGCCGCTTCCATTGCCCGCTCCAACTCTGTTCGAGGCGCGGGGAACGGTGTCGGTTCGCTAGGCTTTCCGCCGGCGGCAGCGAGGGTGACAGTGCTCAGGCTCTTCACCGCGTGCAGCAATTCGCGCAGTAGATGCGCGTTGAGGTCGAATTCCGCAACGCGTGGCGCCCATTCGTCCTCTGACTTGGGCAGAGACGCCATGTAGGCGGCGTATTCTTTGTCGTTGACTATTGCCTCGTTGAGCCTGCAAGCGCTGGGCAGCCCGTCGACGAAGTCGAGCAAGGCCACCCAGCGCCCAGCGGCGTACCACTCCGCGAGGTCCACGCCGTAGACCTGCATGAGGTCAGCGCGGAGTTGCGGACGGAAACGCTCGATTAGACCGCGGAGGCGTTGCCTTCCCCCGCGGTGCCGTAGATGTCCTCGTAGTAGTTGATCGCCGTGCGCATCACAGTGGAGAGCTCGATGACCGTGAGCTTTTCAGCCTGCAGTGCATCGGCGTCGTCACGGGACAGCCAGGTGCGGATCACCTTCCAGTTGGTAGCGTTCTGGTTCAGGCGGCTGAATATACTCTCAGCCTCGGTCGACTCCATGGCGTAAAGGTCCGGGAAGGTGATGACCTTCGAACCGGACAGGGCGACCTTGAGAACCTCGGCCTTGCGGATTTCCTTGCGAATCTTGGCAAGCGAAAACTGGACGTTCGGGGTGTCAGACATTGGTGTTACCTCCGGGTGGTGGTTGGTGGTTACTTGTTGGTGGTCTTGGCAGAACTGGCAGACGCGGGCTTGGTAGCCTCCTCGTCGCCGTCAGCTGCACGCTCGGCGTCAGCCTCGCGTACTGCGGCGGTCTTCGCCTTCTGCTCGATGAATCCCTGCGCGCGCAGCCTGGCAGCCTCGACAGGAATGGACGTTTCAATGGCGAGGTCGTTTTTGATGAATCGGGGCATTGATCGCTCCTAAGAACACGGGTGGTGAGAGGAAAGCGGCCCGCGCCACCACCACCCGAAGATGGCGCGGACCGCAGCTTGTTACGGGGTGGCGGCGGGGAAGCCCAGAGTTGTCTTGTGCTTCACGGCGCCGGTGCCGCCCAGGTAGTGCTTGACCGGGTTTCCGATTTCGTCGTCAGTGAAGACGTCGAGGGTGATGGAATTCTGCAGGGCATCCGATGCTCCCCACTTCTGCGCGTCCGTGGCGGAGAGCTTGACGCGCCCGTAGCCGCGGCCCAGAATCCAGTTCTCATCGGCGGGACCGTCCTCGCCCAGCACCAGGAAGCGGTACTCGCGGTCGACAGGCAGGTCGGGCTCATCGAAGATGACTTCGCCCGTGGTCGTGTTCTGCGTGGTGCCGGTCAGGTCGGTGCCGTACAGGAGTTCCAGAACGTGCTTGCGTCCGGTTTCCAGCAGAGTCGTCTTGATGGAACGAGCAACGCCTGTCACATCGGAACGGACCGAGGATGCGTAACCAAGGCCGGAAACGTCTTCCTTGTTGACGTCGCGGCCGAAGTCGTAGCCGTCCGGCGTGACAATGCCCAGTGGCAGCCAGCCCGCGGTCTTCAAGTCGATGAGCGTTCCGGCGCCGCTGAACAGCGTCTCCGGCAGGTCCACACTCACCGGGGCGATGAAGGATACTGCTCGCTGAATCTTGCGGATAAGGGCGCGTTCGTCAGCGTCCTGGCGGATCGTTTCGAAAGTTGGCATGACAAATAACCCCTTTCAAGGGCTCTATATTTTTGGGGTCCCCGGTTGGGGTTAGTTGATCGGCCGGGCGGTGATCATGAACGTGGCCGTCGCTTGGTTCAGCGTGTCCGATGGGTAATCGGTCTCTTCCGGCGTGCCGTCGCAGGTGATGCTGTCGAAGAATCCCGCGGGGGTGTCGATGTTCGCTCCGCAGATGAAAGCCGTGATGGATTGAAGAACCCGCTCCGCTTTCTCGCCTTCCGCGTAAACGTCGATGGTCCGACGCTCAACCCGGTCGATGAAACCCTGCGTCCCGCCGCGGCCATGGATATGAACCAGCGGGAACGGGCCCTGCAGTGAAGCGCTCGAATCGACCTGCAAGTGGTAGCACGCAGTGACAGGCTCGCCTTCATGGACTGTGCCGTCGATCAGTGCAAAGAGCCCCGCTCGGGAGCTTGGGAAAACTAGCGCATCGCTCATTGACGTCTTTCCTTCATCGCGTTAGCGACGCGCAGCAGAACGCCGTCGCGCCAGTCTTTCCAGTGAGGTTCCGTTTCCCGGACCACGGCGCCCGAACGACGCTCGTTGTCCCAGCCGGCGGTGACCGTTTGGCTTGCCGCTTCATACTTCGAATCGCCAACCGCATTGGCATTACCGGCCATCCGTTGAGCAACTGCGAGCGTGGCAGCTTGAACCTCGGACGACTGCGCGATCTGTTTCAGGCCAATGTCCAGAGGCTCATATTTGCTCACGTGCTCACCAGCCCAACCTCCACGCCGATCGGCCACTCGGCCGGACGGCCGTTAATCGCCCAGTCGCCCGCCATGCGCTTACCAGCCGGAACACGGATCCTGTCCGTGGACTGGAACGTGAAATCCGGGTCCGGATCCCGGTAAAGGTAGATGTCGCTGTCCGGAACATCAGACAACGACCGGGGATCAACTGACATGCGCGGACCAATCATGCAGTCCGCCACCGGTATTTCGGACGTCGGCTTTGGGTTTCCCTTCGCGTCCCGACCGCCGCTTCGCAGGACAATTACGTCCGTGCGCCAGGCTTTCGGGAACATGCTGACGATGCCCATCTCACACTCCCGGGATGATCGTGAAAGCTTCCCGATGCTTTGACCTGGCCAACAATCGCTTGTCCGCTGCGGACAAGTAGATGCTGTTGTCCGGGTTGGTCATCTTTCCGCCCACGCTGAACGGGCCAGCGCCGAACTGAAAGGACTCCATTCCAGTCGGAGGCGCGTTTTCGTCCTTGGGCTCCATGGCGCGCTTGACCATCCGGCAGACCACCAAGCGAGGAACGTCCGGATCAATTAGGCCGGAATCGATGCGCCCATCGAGGTCCGGGTACAGTCCGCGGACCTCGATCGAGGCCTCATGCAACTTCTGCGTGGCGTCGGCTTCATCTTCGGGCTTGAGCGCCGACCAGTGATTCTTGAAGTCTTCGAGACTCGCGTAGTCGGCGGCCACGGCTAGGCGTTCTTCCGGGGGCGGCCGCGGCGCGGTGCAGGTGCGGTGAAGTCCGGAGTCTCGTCCTTGATCTGGGACTCGGACTCGTCGTCTTCAGCATCCTTCTCGTCAGACTCTTCGGACTTCTCATCCTCGTCTTTTTCTTCCGGCGCGGGCGCATGTTCCTCGGAAGCATCCGGCGTTGTTGAGCCGGTGAAGTCAGGCTCAGCACCTGATTCTTCCGCAACCTCCGGAACAAGGCAGTGATCGCCAACGAGCCCGACGGCCCAATCAGGGAGTTCGTCCCCGGGCTTGAACGTAACGGCGGTGAAGTCGCGCATAACCACGACGTGTTCGGCGAATGTCGCCATATTGATTCCTTCCGCATGAACTGTGCGGGACGGCCACCTGACCGTCCCGCACAGTTGCTCGACTAAAGAACCCGGGCCACGAAGCTCAGGTTGGCGTTGGCCAGAACGGGCAGCGCGATGGCATCCGACTCGACCGTCGCGATGTGCGGGATCGTTTCGGACTTGTGAGCGCCCACCACGACGCCCGGCTGCTCGGAATCGGCCAGGTCGTAGTTGGAATCCTTCGAGGTCAGCGTGCGACCCCAGAAGGTGTTTCCAAGCTGCGAAGTACCCGTGTTCGGGTCCACGGCTTCGGGCAGAAGCAGGACCTTCGTGTCAGTGATGACACGGCCAGCAGAAGTACGGCGGTCGTAGATGTAAATCTCTGGCCATCCAGCGGCCTGAAGGTACGCCTTCACTTCGGCTTCGATCGCCGGACGCTGAGCGCCGCCGATGAGCGTGGTCTTGAACTGGTCGCCCGAGCTCAGTGCAGTGAAAGCCTTGCGGCTCATGACCGCGGAACCCGGGGTCTGGCCGTCGTTCGACGCGGCGTAGACCTCGGACCAGCCAGCGAACTGACCAAGTCGGTCAGCCGTGGGGTCAGACCACAGCACTGGTGCGACAACGGTGTGGGAAGGATCCCGACCGAAGTCGTCATCGAAGCTGAAGTTGTCCTGCACGACCGTGGCCTTGCCCGTTTCCAGCACGGTGCCACGCAGGCGCTCGATACGGTCCGCGATGGCGCGGGCCACGTTCTTGGCCTCGTCCAGGATGGAAGCTCGGATTGTTTCATCCGAAGCGCTCTCATCCATGAGCTGGTCGTATTCCGATATGACGCGCTTCTGGCCCAGCGGCGGGAGTTCCAGAATGACGCGCTGCCCGGACGTGCTGCCAGCAATTGCAGGCTCAGCGTCGAAGGCTCGGAACTGCGCTTCGATGACAAGACCATTGCGGCCCTTCACGAAGCGGACGGTGATGCGCGGAACCTCACGGTTCGGGAGCCAGCGCGCGAGGGACTGGCGGTTGGCTTCAATGTCAGCCAGTGCGGCCCGGACGTATCCGGTCAGTTCCGCGGGAGTGATGAGATCAGTCCAAAGTGCCATGAATGATCCCTCCTTTCTAAGCGAAGACGAACGTGGTTGCAGAGACCTTTGCTGCGGCGGCGGGCTTCGTGAACCCGCCGGGCAGGTTGGCCGTCTTGATGCGGCCGTGGTCGAGCAGAGGCACAGCGAAGTCCGCGGTGCCAACGACCTTCTGGTCCGTCAGGACGAAGCCGGCGAGAATGCCAGCGTTCGTGACGACACCTTCGGTCGGATCGTAGGGGACGAGCAAGCCGCCGACCTTGGCGACAGCAGTTCCGGAAGGAATGTAGCCGTCAGGGAAGTGGGTGGCCTTGGTGAAAGCGGAGTAGTCCAGCATTTCGGTGCGCGCGTTGTTGATTCCGTGCGCGGAGCCGAGCCAGGACATATTGCCGCTGCCGAAGGTTTCGGTCTGGATGCGAGGCATGATCAGCCTTTCCTAAGCGTTGGTTTTCTTGTTGGTGGATTCATAGAGGTCGCGGCCCGCCGCAACCGATCCACCTGATGGGCTCTGACCGCCAGAGCGACGGCCAGCGTCCGGGATTGGATCGAGCTTGTTTGCCGGAGGAACCTTGCCCGCGGCAGCAAGAACGAGCTCGGAGATCTCTTTGGCAGACGCTTCGAACGTCGCTGCATCAGTTCCGGTAACAAGGTGCTGCTTGTCCACCGGCACCGGGTGCTTGGCCAAAGCTGCGAGCTTGGCATTTTCGAGCCGCAGCGTCTGGTTTTCGGTCTCCCTCTCGGCAGCTTCCTTCTTGGCCTTATCGATGTCCGAGAGCTTGTCGTCATCGATCTTCTGCAGCGCGGCCTTGGCCTCAGCGAGTTCCTTCTCAGCCTTGGACCGAGCATCGCGCTCGACCTTCAACGCTGCTTTTCCAGCGTCGCCAAGTTGGTCTTCGTCCGGTTGCACACCCGCCGCAGGCTGCGCGCCAGCGGCCGGTTCCTGACCGGTCCCGTTGCTGCCGTCGCCGCCATCAGCCGGCGTCCCAGGGTTAGCGTTCATCTGCGCGTCGCCGAAGGTCAGCCGGTGGAAGGCCATGAGTCGCTCAAAACCTCCAGGCGCGGTGATGTCGATTCCATGAGGGAAGCAATTTGCCATAAGGGTGTTCCTCCTTGTGATGCCGCATCGCACGGCGAAAAACCGTGAAGCATCGCGCTGCACGGAAAAATTGAATTAGCCCGATTGGGCTATGTAGTCGTCATCCACGACGCCGTCGGTAAAGCGGTCGGGAAAACGCCGTCTAAGGTCGTAAACGATCGCTTTCAGGTCGCTTCGGCTGCCCGCCTTATCGGCGCCAATCTCGTAGATGTCGTAGAGGTCTTCCGGGATGTATCCGGGCGGGTAGTCCTCGTCGCGGGCGATGCGGACTATTTCGCAGTCACACAGCCCATGGAACTCGTTGCCATGCTCACGGCTTCCAGCTGAGCGCTCTGACAGGTAGATGGCGTCACGAGAGGCCAAGACCAAGCAGAAAGCACAGGTCTTTTCGCCGCTAGGGACGCGCGCCCAGCGAGCATTCTCACGGTCCGCGTTCCATAGGATCGCGTCCCTGCCCGGCTGCTTCACGTATTTGTCCACTGCACTCGAGAGTGGCTTTAGCATGTCCTCCGGAGTGGGAGTCCAAAGATGCTTGGCTAAGTAACGAACCTTCGCGGTCACAGCTTCGTCAGGGATCGACTGCGGCGCCGACTTCGCACGGAACGAACCGCGGGAGCCAGCCGCAAGCCGCTGCTCGTCGTACCAGTCCAAGGCGAGCGCCTCAGCAACAGGCCCGAACTGGCTCACAAGGGCAGGGACGAATGAAAGCAGCGAATCGCGGACAACCTCTGGCCGTCGAAAATCCAGCGAACCGAAGTACCCGGCAAGCCGTTCCAGCACGAGCGCAGACAGAGCAGCTGTGTTCGCCCGGTTCTGCTCCAGCTCTTCACGAACGACCACTACTGAACCTCGGCAGAAGTAGCCTCCGCAGGCGCAGCAGGCTTTGGTGTTTGGGTTGCCGCGATCAGGTCCGCGAGGCTGCGGTTGGCGGCCTGCTTCTTTTGGTACCGAAGCATCCTGTCGATGGTGATCTGGTCAAGTCCGTACATCTCCATGGCAACCTCGGGGTCACCGTCGGGGAATGCCGTCGCGAACTTGGCTCCCGCATCAGCCCGTGCGGCCATTGTCGGCGTGCCCGGATCAAGGAACCGCGACCGGAGGCCGCGAAGATCTCGCTCCATGCTCGGTGTCCACTGCCCGTGCATGACGGCGACGACATTGCGGGCCAGGCCAACGCGAGACAAGTTGATGCTCGGGAGTTCATCCTCGACCATGGCGACCAGGTCGGACTCAGACGCCAGAATGGCATCTGCCGAAGACGGGTTGTCGTGGATGATGCCGAGGTAAGCGACCGGAATGGTCGTTTCGCTGGACACCATCAGGCCGATGGTGCGCAGTTGATCCGAGTGAGGCTGCATCGAAGCCTGAGCCAACTGTTGAATGGCCGGCCGAACGAGTTTGCCCTCGTCCTCGTCCCATACATCAGGCAACGCCCAAATGCTTCCCAGCAGGGCTTTCAGTGGTGAGATGCGCTGGCCCTTGGAATCCATGAAATGGGACTCGTCAGCGCCAAGCAGTGCCCGTTGGGGAGCCGAATAGAACTCCGCCGTGACTTCCTGCCGCAGCATCGTGCGGACACCCGTGTCGATGTAGCCCATGAGCGGGCGGCTGATGCGCGATTGCCCGAAGGGTCGGTTCAGCGATCGGCCCCAAACAAAGACCTCGCACAGCACACGATGGGAGACGCTCGTGAACTCGCCAGTCACACGCCAGTCGCCGCCCTTGCGCTCCACCCGGAACACCTGGCCGGGCAAGTAAAGCAGCGCCTTGTTGGCGTCCACGAGCTCCAGCGCTTTGATGACCCGGTTTGTGCGTTCGTCGATCTCCGCCGTCGCTTCGAGAGCCGAACGTGCGGAAACGATAACCTCCGGCTCGCCAGCTGAGACATCGCCGGGGCTCGTGAACACGAAAGCGACAGAGTGAAGCATCGAAGACTCGATGGCCATGCGTTCGACCATCATGACGTTCGGATCGTTCATGACGCTCTCGACGTCATCCAGAAGCGAAGATCCGTTCGGCAAGATGAAGCCGTCCGGCCGGACACGGCTGGCAGGTACCTTGACGGCCTTGAAAGCCCAACCGATCATCAGCTGAAAATCCTTCATGCTGTCCGGAATGGAGAACCCGACCTTGTCCAGCTTTTTCTTTGACTCGAAATATTCGAGCCGCAGGCGGTTCCGGCGCTCTTTCATCCGGATCTTTCGAAGCATCCCTTGGAAAGCGGTAGCCTCTTCATCAGTCAGAGCCCGGTTGAGATCGAGGACGGCCAAGCCATCACCACCTATGCGACGATTGCGCCGCGGGGCTTCCTTTCGGAACGCGCTGAGCGGCGACGAGCGAATTTCTGGGACCCGTAATGGGCGCAAGTTATGGCGACTGTCGGAGCGAGGTCAGCTTCCAAACTGTCCTTGTTCCACTTGAATGAGCCGGGCCGGTTCTTGATTGGGTCCTGCACCGTGTGCTTGACCGATTCGTTGAGATGCTGCTGATCGAAATGCGTCACAGAAGCTTCGACCTCGACGCCGCGGTGCAGCATCGCGCATGCCTGCGTGTATTCGGCCGGGCCCAGGATGTAGACCGAGATGTTCCGCTTTTTCAGGGGGACCTCAAGAATGTCTCTGGCCGGGGACATCGCATCGATGACCACCGGAATGCGGCGCTTCGTGCGATCCCAAATCCAAGCCACAAGCGCGGACACGCCAGCCTCATCAAACGGGGCATCGACGGCGAGCTCCAGATGCACGCCGACGCCGGAGAACGTGGCTACGCCGATCGAAACCTTTGTGCGCTCCAAGTTCATGTCCACGCCAAAGGCTGCAATCTGCCATTCAGGATCCGGGTCCGCTATTTTTCGCAGCAGCCATTTCGTGAATGCCTTCTTGCCAGCCTCGGTCGGTGTTGGCCACATGTTCAGCCGCTCGCGCGCGTAAGAGCGCGGGGAGAACTCGTTGAGCTCGTCCTCGATCGTCTCCATGGAAATGCGGATTCCGAGTGCAGGGTTGGCGTCAGCCGCGTTAGTCAGATCGCGGACAAATACGGCGAGCTCGGTTTCGTCCATTTTGTCGACGTCACCGCGGGCGGAATGCTCCACCCATGCCGCACGTTTGTTTTTGCCGGTCACAGCGTTGTTCCGGACTCGCACGAAAGGCTCGCCACGCTCGGACAAGTCCCGCGGGGGAGTGCCCATGAAGATCGTCACAGGATCGCCACCAGGCGCTGCCGAAATAGTCGGCTTCAGAGCTTCCTGCTCGTCCTCTTCGTACTCCTGAGCTTCATCGATGACAAGGACGTCGAAGGAGCTACCACGGCCAGCGCCGCCAGTGCGGGCGCCAAGTTCGATCAGGCCGCCGTTATCCAGCACGATCGCTTCCTGGCCGTTGGTTTTCCGGATCTCCACAACCATGGCGTTCAGTTCCGGGAATCGCGCGTTAGGATCGTTGACCTTTTGCCCAAAGAACTGAAGTAGACGCTTGAATGCCTTCCGTGCCGACGTCAGCAGATGCGAGGTGTGGAGGATTTTCAAGCCCAATTCCACAAGCATGTAAAGCTCGACAGCTTCCAGGCTGCCGTTCTTGCCATTCTGCCGCGGCACGGACACGCCCCATGTTCCAGAGCACCACTTACCGGTTGTGGTGGTCCGGAGCCATGCCCGGACTACCTTCTGTTGCCACTCGTCAAGGACCAGCCCGTAACCAGCAGCGAGGTCGATGGCAGCCTCGGCGTGATCACAGGAATATCCTCGGGGCTTTGGTGCGATGTAGAATCTGGCGTCCTGCGAACCCTTCAACGGACACCACCACCAGTCAGGCTTTTTGCAAATTCCGCTGTCTGATCCGATCGAGCGGGGTAACGCCGGCGGGCATGGGCTTACCTGCGGGCTTTGCAGCCGCAGACTCAGCAGGGGCAAGCTTGGAAAGGATCGCCGCGAGCGCCGTCGCCTGTTGGCGAGCCTCAGCCAGCGGTGCTGCGAATTTGACCTCGACGTTGATGTTGCGGTCGCCGTCCTCGTCAATTTCGTTGAGGTGTAACCGGAACTGCATGAGGTTCAGGACGCCCTTGCCCTGAATGATGTTGTCGAGCTCGTCCAGCCGGTCAGCGATTCGGGCAGCTTCAAGGACCAGAGCATTCCTGGCAACGTCCTTGCCGGACATCGCTTCCCAGAGCGACAAACCGCGCTCACCAAGTCCAGCAGGAAGTTCCACGTCGCCTCCTTAGTAGCCGGCCATCGTGCCGTCTTTGCTTGCGTGGAGATTCCAGCGAAGGTGATCCTCCACGAACCGCGGGGAAGTGCCGATGGGTACGTAGCATCGGTCTAGGCACCAGCCGCGCAAACGGTCCGGATTAGAAGTCAGCGACAGGAAAGTGAGCGTCCCGCCGCCCGGGAAAGTCATCGACTCCCGGTGCTTCGCATGGATCATCTCGGCCACAACATCAAGCTCCGGATACTCGCTGCGGAACCATCGGGCAGCGGCACGCATCGACGCCTCGGAGTCTCCGAAGACCGCCACATGTCCACCGTCAACAGCTGTGAGCAGTGCATCCACTGCCAACGACTTGGACATGTTCATGACGGCTCCTAGAGTTTCAAACGGTCACCTGTCACCGCGATATAGCGGCCGGTCGTATAGCGCTCAATATTCCGGCCGTCACGAATAACGCGGCCAGGTCCCTCGCTCGCCTCGATGAAAACGTGCACTCCATCGCCAGACTGCGAAACCTCAGCAAAAATAATCGGCTCCGAAATGACGTCGATCGCGTCACGGGCCCACGCCGCGAGCTTCCCGCCCTCAAAGCAGTGATCTAGATCGATGCATCCGATGCCATCGCCGAGGACAAAGCCGAGCCCGACGCCGGCCGCCGACGATTTAGCGGCCGCGAACGATGACCAAGTGGCCGGATCAGTCGAGCTCGCTGATTTTCCGGAAATTGTCACCGGACGCTTTTTCGCGGTCCGTCGCACCCACCGATCTCGGCTCGTCATCGCCTTCGGAAAATCGAAGCGGCGGGAGAGTCGTTTCCGGCAGAGAGCCGAGCACGTCCGAGCTTGCGCGCGATACAAACGCAACGACAACCCACATGACTCACAAACTCTTTCTGGCATGCTCCAATTCTACCGCAATGTCACACTTTCTCCTTGTAAATAAAGGGAAGTAGCGGCATTCACAAAATGGGCCACACCGCCCACGAGGGCAATTCAGCCGAGGGTCAAAAATGCCCTACAAGCAAGCGGTGCAGCAGTCAGAATGGCTCCACGGGCCCCTCGCCACCAGCCCCGCGCCCAGACAGTGGGAGCTCGGGGGGATATTTTCGCTATCGCTGGAGGAGCGACGCGCTGAGGTGGGGGGAGGGTATGCCCCCCCAGGATAAGGAGAAGCCTTATTGGGCAGTTATCCACAGCCTGTGGGCTACCATTTGCGGCTAGTTTTGAGTGGCTGTCGCGCGAGCACTGTTGCGATCTTCGGTGCGGCTCGGTTGCCTTTTGATTGGTTGCAACGCCGGCATATGACGATGACATTTGATAGCTCATCTCGTCCGCCTTTGTCCCATGGCACGATGTGATCGGCTTCAGCACTGCAATGTGTTCGCCCAACGTCATAGTTGAGCATGACCTTGCAATAGGGGCAGCGGTCTATGCCATCACGTCGTGCGTTCTTCTTAGCCTGGCGTGAGATGCGCTTCCATTGCGCTGTGCCAGTGCGTGATGTGGCCACTATGTGTACATGGCCATGATGCGTGCCCTGTTGATGAAGCTGTCATAGTCGACAACTGATGCGCCTTCGATATGCACGACACCTGACATATGCCGAATGGGCCTGCTGATGAAGTCGAGGTATGCGCGCTCTACCTTGATGCGCTTCTTCCTGATGACTGCATTGCGCATGGCAACCTCCTGAGTGTTATCCGGTGTCGTAGCAGGATCGCTTGGGATGGAAGAAAGAACATCCCTGGACGTCATTGCGTCCTGCGGTTCCTTGGGTCCGTGCACGCTGTGACAGCCTTTGGCGTGGTTGGCGGCTTTGACTGCGACACCGGAAGTTGTTGCCCCGCCAGTTCTTGCCGCTGGTGTGGGCGTGCCCGGTTGCGTCCGGCCATGAGGCTCTCTTCATGCTCGATGGCATGGCGCAGAGCTGGCCGGTACGGATAACCGACGCTTGGCTGGGCCAGCGGCGGCGGTGTTAGGGGGACTGGCTGGATTCGAACCAGCGACCTCTGTCATGTTGATGTGCGCACCAGTGCTCTGTCCTTCTGAGCTACAGTCCCATTGGCCGGCGCTTCTCAGCGAGCGGCGTTGCGCTTACCCTGCGCGGGAGATAGTGACCTCCGAATGTGGAAGGGGTTTCGGGCACTAAAAAAGCCGGTCGCTTATGCGATCCGGCTCCTGTCAGTGGATAGACCTCTAACCCGGGATTTACCCTATCAAACTTTGATCCGCCTTTCACGCATTCTTTGTGCGACACGGAATACGTCGCCGGGGAAGTAGATTCTGGACGGTTTGTCGTCGATCGTGACTCGATCGAAGACGTATGGCAGGTGCCCGAGTTTCACCCAGTTCTTGAAGTCGTCCATCTTGACCGTGATCTTTGTTTTTTTGCGGACGTAGTCGATGGCTTGCCGGGGCGGCATGGGCTCTCCGCGGGCTTCCTTCACACGCGCATTGAGTGCGAATTGATCGATCGTTGGTTCTTCCGGGCCGCTGACCGCTAGTTCCGCGCTGGTAACCCAGTCTTGAATCATCCAGGCGATGCCGGCCGCCATGGGATCGTGCTTGTAGTGCTCCGCCTTGCTGGCAACGGTTTTGAGGTTCTCTTGCAGTTGCAGCGCATCAAGGTTGATGGGCGCCGCGGATCCGGGTTTCCCTCCGCTATTCCATCCTGCGTTCGCTGGGCGGACCTGATCGAGTTTGCCGATGGTGACGCCAAGCGTTTCGATGAGCCTCGGTATTTGGTCTATCCAGGCTTGCAGGTCACTGAGGCACTGCTCGCATAGGTAGCCGTCCCCGTGGTTCAGGCAGCCCTCGGTGGTGCATTCATGGCTCAAGGTTTACCTCCTTTGTGAATGAGTAGGTTGCCGTTCCTTCGCAGGCGTTGGGCCAGGAACCGCGTGATGGTGGACCGTCCGGCTCGGCGGGGCCAGTTGACTGTGTGGCCTTCCAACATGCGTTCCAGCACTCCCGCTTGCCATGGCGTGAGGAGTATCGGCGGATCGGCTTGGCGTTTCCGGCTTCTCTGGTGGCTCATGTGGTCCTCCTTCGATGATTTCTACGGGCGATGGCATTCCGGTGAGTTCGGCGTAGACGGACATGAGGCCCAGCGCTGCAGCTTTGAGGTGCAGGTGGGCCTCTGGTGTGAGTTTGTCTTCGAGGTCGCGGACGAGTTCGACGTTGGCTTTCATGGTCCGGAATGCTTTAGCGACGTCGGGGTCTTGCTTGGCCGGGTGGCCGCCGGGCCTACGTTTGGCGGTCACGTTCGTTCTTTCCGGATCTCATCCCATGCGCGGGCGCTGTAATACTCCCGGAGGGACAGCGGCGCTCTGTCCCATTCCGTTGGGCGCGTCTTGGACAGCATCGCCTTCGCCCGTTCTAGGATCGCGGCCCGGACCTCTGGCGGGTGGATAATTTGCACGCACCATTCGCCATCGCCGTGGTAGTCCACGCTGACGTCGTGAGTTCCGATGCCCGCGCACTCGGCTGCCTCGTAGACCGAATCCCTGCAGTTGTCATCGTGGATGGCGGCGCATTGTTTGCCTTCTGTGCACCACATGCCTTCGAGGTCTTGATGGAAGACTCCGTGGCGGGTGTACTCGCCGTCGTCCTCTTGGTCCTCTGTTGGCTTGAATCCTTCGTCCTGGCACTTAGTGCATTCCCACCACAAAGCGCATGTGCCATCTTCCGGGCATTCGACGGTGTACTGGACCTCATCGATGTACTGGTCGTCGGGCAGGTCCTCGTCCGTGTTGGGCACGGCCGTGACCGTGATCTTGTGGGGCTTCATGGCTTTTCAACTCCTACGGCTGCACGGATCGAAACGACGCCGACATGCTCGCGGGCGAAGAGTGCCCGCCCGATGTAGTCGTGCATTACCTTGACGTGCCGAGCGTCTTCGAGTGCGTCGTGCGCGGTTCCGCCTTGCTTGGGCAGTTCCGTGATGCCGGTGAAGTCCACGAGTGATCGGACGTCGTTGGTGTACATCGGGATGCCGTGAGGGAGTTGAATCATGGGCCCGAACAGCTGGGCCAGGACTACATGGTCGTATGCGCCGAACCATGCCCAGAGTTGGGTGTCAGGAGTTTTCGTCAGGAAGCGATGCACTCCGGTCCTGATCTGCTCGCGGGTCTGCCATACCTGTTCGCGAGGACCATGCGCGTAGAGGTGTGGCAAGACGTTCTCTCGGAGCCAACCGTGTTGTTGGATGCGGTCCCAGTCGGCTTCCATGTTGACGGCGTAGTATTCGCGCCCGTCTTCCGCCACGATTCCGATGCTGATGAGGTCGATCGTGTGGCCATCTTCGAGGAACTCGGTGTCATAGAAATACTTCACTGAGCAACCTCCGGGTCGTACGTCGCGGCGAAGACGTCAGCGTCGCATGGGTAGAACTCGCCTTGGATGCCTCGGATGATCCATTGGCCGTCTTTGACGCCTACCCATGTGTCGTGGAGCTTGTCCCAGACAAGAGCGGAGACGTCCGCGGGAGGATCTACCCACTGCTCATCAACGGGGATGAAGCCGTCCCGTTTGAATGGGTCACCTTCGTAGCGGAGCCCTACCCAGTCGCGTATCTCAGGTTGGTTGGTTCCGTCGAACTGTATTGCCTCGATAACGACGGGCTTTTTGCGGAATCTGGCGGGAGTGGTCACTGACGTTCTCCTTCGTCGTAGATGTAGCTGGTTTGGAGTGACTGGGCGGCTTTTTTGGTGCTGTACTTCTCGATGGCTTTCCAAAGTGCCCGGAACAGTTGGTCGCTCTTGCCGTCTTTGGGCTTGCAGTCGATCGTGATGATGATCTTCCGGAGCCTGCCCACGCTCAGAACTTCTTCCCGTGTTTGTGGGGGCGGGACGTGTTGAAGATGATCTTTTCGACGATGATCGCCGCGCCGTCGATCTTGTTGCGGTGGAAGTAGTCGAAGCCGCGAATGATGCCATCGGCGATTTCGGACGGGACGCCTTCGGGTTTGCGAGGCTTGCCTGCATTGTCGGCCTCGATCAGTTCACGGGCCCGCTCGACGCCGACCTCTGCGACGAGCGAACCGGGAAGCTGCAGTTCGGGGTAGTAGGTTTCGTCGGCGGCGCGGCCGTGACGGATTTCGTCGTGCGCTTCGACGGCTTCGGACACGATGAGCATCTGCAGGTTGGCTTGGTAGCAGCGTTCGGCGTTGATGAAGGCGACGTCGCCGCGTTCGCCGGGTACGAAGTCGGCGCGGTCCGGGCGGTCGCCGTGAAAGCCTTTCGCTTCATTGTTTTCGCCGATGGTGTTCTGAAGTTCGCGCAGGGCTTCGATGGTGCTGGCTGAGATGGTCATGGTGTCTCCTGAGTGGTTTCGTAGTGATCGCGGTTGCCGTTGATGAGTGCGACGAGTTCGCCGACGGTGAGGGTTACCCATTGGTCTTGTGCTTGGCCTTTGCCGTGGCGTTTATGGACGACGGCTGCGGCGAGGGCGTCGTCGTTGCCTCGTTCGGTTTCGGCTTCGGTGGCCCATGGGCCGAGCGCGAGCTTCATGGTGTTTTTGCATTCGAGGACGATGCGTTGGCCGAGGTGTCGGACGCCGCCGATGTCGCCGCGGTCTTTGGCGCCGTTCTTGGTCCGCCGTTCGATCCGGTCATCAATGTGCCTGGCGAGGTAGTTGGCGATGAGGGTTTCGAACGAGGATCCGGCCTTCTTGGCTGATGCCCGATTACGTGTCACGTGGTTCCTCCCATGAAGCCGTGATGTTCAGCGACCGACGCCCGGGCCCGTCCTTCGTATCCGTGATCGTTACGTCAGCATCTGCTGGAATGGATTTGAACAATTCGGGAAGTACGTTCGCGATCGGCCCGCGCATGAAGTGCATGGACGGCTCGGGACGGCTCGGCTTTGGCCTGGCTGGCTTGCCAAGGGAATTTTGAAGCGGGTTCTCGCACCACGACTTATGCAAGCCGCCAAGCGCTCCGCAGGTCTGGCAAACGCTCATCGTCCGCCCCATTTCCGCCGGTCACGCAGCAGGGTCGGATCGTGGGGGAGGTTGGGCGGTGGGGCGAACACTGCGTGGACGGTTTCGGCCATACTGGCCGCTGCGGTGGCGATGTTGGACATTGCCTCAACGAACGGTTCCAACGCTGCACCGATGACCTTGAACCCGTGCTCTTGGGAACGTTGGTGTCGTTGCATGGCTTCGATGGCCCGGAACTGGTCCGGGCGAGTAAGCCGGACGTTGCAAAGGTCGCAGGTGTACACCCAACGGGCCTTGCCTTCTTTGCGAATCATTCGGCTGTCTCCAATCGCTGAATCTTCCGGTCAAGGTAGAACCGGGCTTTCTTGTGGTCCTGCACGGTGGCGCCCTTCTTACCTGCCCGGGCGATGTATTTGAGGACGTTGAACAGGTAGGCGTCCTTATCGAATCCCCATGCCTCAGCGACCTTGATGACCTCGTACGGGTCGTCTGCTCCGCCGTAGTGGGCCGGATGGTTCACTGGGTCTTCGGCCGTCGGCGGGAGTTCAGCCAGGATCAGCTCATCGGCGTTGAAATACAGGGGGTGGTCCGCGATGCTCTCCACCACGAACGGCGGAAGGTGACGGTGCTCCGTGTTCAATGCGGTGACGATGCCGACAGCATCGAATACTGAGCACCTGCGGTTGATGACGCGAACAGGGTCGCCGATCGCGAATTTCATCGGGCTACCGCCAACTGGAACAGCCAAACAGTGAGAGTGGCCGCGACAGGGGCGACGATGAGGTGCACGATCATGGCCAGGTTGTTCGCCCAAACGATGCGGCCCGCGGCTACGCGGATGATGTTCACGGTGTAGAGCAGCGCGATCGATGCGGTGACGAGGGACAATGCGAGCAGTAGGTAGTTCATTTCTCTCCTTGAATGACTGAAGCCGCCCCGTGTGGGACGGCTTCTGTGGTTTCGTTTTCGCTGCGTTGGGCGGGGTCCTTGCCGAAGTTGGCGAGTGCTTCTCGGAACCAAGCGGGCATCTTGGTTCTCGGCTGTGGTGTCGGCGGGTCGAGCGCCCGCCGGCGGTTTGCTTCGACGGCCCGGGCTTCCCGTGCTTTGCGAAGGTTGGCGGTGATGTGTGCTGGCATCAGGTATTCCGACGACGTCTGGCGGTGGATCGTGAGGGCGGCCATGGCGACGTCGTAATCAACATGGCCGATGACCTCGTGCCAGGCTTCGATGGTTTCGCGGTCGATCTTGCGGTTATCGATTAGAGCGGCTTTCGCGAGGATCTTCGCGACTTCAGATCTTTCCATTACGTTCCTCTTCTGCGAGCTGCGCGGCGAGTTCAAGTCCAGTCATTGCGCGTTCGGTCCCGGTGGCTTGGCGGGTGCGAATAGCGCTTCCCCCGCCGTTTGCTTCCTTCTGGGCTTCAAAGATGAAGCCTGGAAGCGCGCCCGGCCCCATGGCCTTGGCGTACCAAAGTTCAATGCCTCGGCGAATGTGCTTCTCGGCTATTCCGTCTTGGATTGCCACGGTCACGTGGGCTGTGAGGTCCTGCCGGGTTTTGGATGGCAGGGTTTCGGGGATGTGGTCGTTGAAGGCATTGACGATGTTCGCTCCGGAATGGATGGCGGCTCGTTGCGAAAGTTGAACTTCGCGCTCTGAAACGTAGTTACGTAACGGAACCACAGCACTCTGTTCCTCTGTTCCCCTGTTCCTCTGTTCCCCTGTTCCGGGCGCGACACTATCGGGAGGCCTCGCGACACTCTCGCGAATTTCAGACTGTTTGTAGTCCATAGTCCCGTCAGGACGCGGTTTTCGGCCCTTCCCCGGCTTATCGATGCGCTGGATGGACTCCCACCATGAGATGTACAGCAACTTGTCTCCGGCGGCCTCGTATCGGTGCACCAAACCAGCGTGGAATAGCTCGGTGATAGCTTCGGACACCCTCGCGATAGTCTCGCGAGGGTTCGCGAACATATCGCGAGGGAAGACATCTGTGACGATCAGTTCGATGTCATCGACTCCCACGCCGTTGTCATCGACGTAGGATTCCAAGCCCTTCAGTACCAGGCGTGCATCCCATGAGACGTTCGCGATCCTCCGTGATTTCCAGAACTCTGGCTTGGTGCTGCGGATCCGCAATTGAGTTCTCCTTACTGGCTTCTTGGTTGGTTCGCGTTATTTGTCATGCTGCGACGCCGAGGGATTCGGCGGCGATCATGCCGAGGTCGCGGGCGTTGGGCGGGCAGACGGCGTTTCCGGCCTGCTTGACCATTTCCCGCTTGGTTCCGGTCATCTGGTATTCCTTCGGGAATGCCATGCCCCATGTAACTTCGTGCGGTTCGAGCATCCGGAAGGTGCAGTCCTCGACGGCCGGCGGATTCACTCCCATAAGGGCGTGATGGTTACCGTTGGCCGCGAACGTGTCGAGCGGGTCGTAGACGTCCTTCGGTGCGTTCTGGCCACGGAGAGTGATCATGGCGTAACGATCCACGGTCGTCAGCGTGCCGATCGGTTTATCCATGGCCTGCGGCTTGCTGGAACCGTAGTAGGGCATCAGCAGGGCCGTCTCGTTGCGAGTCGTCTGCGTCCGCATCGGCTGCCCGATGTGCTGAGCTTCCTTCCCTAGCCGACCTTCGACCGGGATCAGCAGACCACGCGTATAGCTCGTGGTCTGCGTCCGGAACGGATCATCCGTGTGACTGATGATCGGGGCGCCACGAACGGCGTCGATCACAAGGCCCTTGGACGCAGATCCGTGCAGAGTCCGGAACGGTTCTTCGGTGGGCCAGATGCGGAAGTAGTCGCCGCCGCGCCCGGCGCTGGCCGAGTCGTAGGTGTTGCCCGCCGCTTCGAGGTGCAGTGGGCCGCGGCCGTACTTATCGAGTCCGGCACGGATCCTGGCCATTGTCTTGTCAGCCAACGGCTTTTCCCGGTCGCCGATACGGACGCCTTCGATGGACCAGTCGATAGCCTCGGAGGCAGGCAGCCACCCGGGTTCGACGATCCGGTTTCGGCAGGAGACCTTTGGGCAGCGGTAGTTGTACTGGGCCCGGTAGCGTCCCCAGCGCTCGTTGGGCTTCTTGAAGACCTGCATGGCCCGGACTGTCTCATCGCAGGACGGGCAGTAAGCGAGCGGACGCAGCTTGTCGAAGTCCGGCCGGGCGTTGCCCTGCTTCCAGAACATGACGTACATGCGGTCGCGGGACTGCGGCGCCGGGAGGCCGCCGAGCTGGGCGTGCATGCTGTTCATGTAGACGATGTGGTGGTCGTAGCCGAGCGACTTCATAGCCAGCAGCCAGGCATCGAACATGAGCCACTTGGCTGCATCGACTACGTTCTCAGTGATGATGATTTTGTAGTCGTGGATTTCCGCGAACCGGGGCACGTCCCACATGGTGGCGCGGGACTTGATGGCGGCTTCGTCGGGCAGCTTCTCGCCGAACAGAGCTGTCTGCCGGGTGACGCGCTTCTTGCCTTTCGCGACGCTGTGGTTGGTGCACTCCGGTGAAGCCCACAGCATGTCCGTGGTCGAAATGAATTCCGGGTCTACCTGTTGGATGTCCGCGCACACGTGATCGACGTCGGGGTGGTTGGTGTTGTGCGTCTCGATGGCACGGGCCCAGTGATTCATGGCCGTCTTGACCTGAATGCCCGGGACATTAGAAAGGCCGGTGGATGACCCGCCGGCCCCGCAAAACATGTCTGTAACTGTGATCGTCATGGTGTCTCTTCCTGAGCAAGCCCGTGCTTGACGGTGTTGATGATGTCCGCGGGATCGAGCCCGCGTTCGGCGGCCCATTCCCAAATGAGCTCGCCTTGTTCGCCGCTCTCGTGGAGATCGTTGAATTCGCGGGCTATCTGGTCTGCGAGGCCCGGCGCTAGGCCCTGAATCTTTCGCAACAGGTCCGAGATCGCAGCGGAGGCGATGTACGCCTGCAGGTACATGGACATCTTGTATTTGGCGGCCATAGCAGCGTCCGACTTGTCGCCGACTGGGAACTCCATGGATGCGCTGAGGGCACCACTGAACCGCTCTTGGTGACTGAGCGCATCAGTGAGTTCGCGAGCGATGATCAGGTCGCAGGTGAGTACCGGTTCTGGCCACCGGCCAGGCAGCATCTCCTGACCTTCCATTGATTCGGTCATGGCGTCCTCCTGAAGTCGTCGCTGAGCAATTTGCAGGGCTCGTGTGGGCAGTTGGCCCAGAGCGTCAGTCCGTGGGCTGTGTCGTGCCAGTCGGATAGCTTCTGGCGGCCGTCTTCGATGACGTCGACGTCGATGTAGTCTCCGTTTTCGCCGCCATGCAGGCACCACTGGCAGTAGCAGACGCCGTCTTCGTAGACCGCGCTCATGGGAGGCGCACCGGCATGATGAGGTGGGACAGTTCATCGCTTCCGGTGATCAGGACAGGCTTGCCGCGGTTCTCTTGGAAGCCGAGTGTGATGTTCTCCGACGGCGTCACAGACAGTGACCATCCGAGGTATCCGGGGTTCACGGCCACGACGACGTCCGTGCCGTTGACTTCGCACGGGATGGTCTCCTGACCTTGTGCGGCCTCGCCCGTTCCTGCGTCTACGGTCATCTCAGAACCGGATGCCGTGATGCGGAGCGGGGTGTTGCGCTCGGCGACGAGCCCCACCCGGGATACGACGTCGGCGAGCTCGGCGCGGTCGACAACGATCTCTGTCTCCGTCGATTTCGGGAAGAGCGTACGGATCTTCGGGAAGTCCTGGTCCAACACGGTCGTGGTGGTAGCCCGGTTCCCTGATCGGATACCGACGTTGTTCCCGTCGATGAGGATCTGCGTTTCGCCTGCAAGCCCTTTGGCCGCGTCGCGGAGCCAGGTCGCCCGGACGAGCGCTTCGAATCCGTCACCTGCGGGCGTCCACGGAACGATGACTTCGGCCAAACGGTAACGGTCGGTGGCCAGCAGGATGAGTTCGTTGCCGTCGCTGATGACCTTCACGCCCATGAGTGCGGGCACTGCGGCGTCGGTAGAAGCAGCGTCGATGATCTGCGCCACGGCCGCGGCGAACACGTCGCCGTCCACGGTTCCAGCGGGCTGGGGGAGCGGTGGCATGGGCGGGAAGTCCGCGACGCTCATGGAGCCGATCGTGAATACCGCGGATCCTGCGGTGAGCTTGGCGGCCGATCCTTCTATTTCAACGGTGACTGCCTTCTTGCCAAACTTCTTGACGATGTCGGTGAACATCTTTCCGGGCAGGAGCGCATTTCCGTCGACTTCGACGTCAGCTGCGGCCTGCGTGCGGGCGGACTTGTCGTAGTCGAATCCGCTGATGCGGAGCGCGCCGGCGGCGGCCTCGATCAAGAGCCCGGACAGTACAGGGTTTGCGGGGCGCGGGCTGATGCCCTTTGCCGCGAATGCTGCGGCATCTGCGAGGGCGTTGGCTGGGATGCTGAATTTCACTTTTTCTCCTGTTAGTGGTTGGTGCATGAGCTGACCCATGCTTCGAGGGCGACTTTGAGCTCCCCGGCGGCGTCCAAGACGCTTATCTCAGTGGCCGCGATGACTCGCAGCGTGGCCGTGTTGTCGCCGCCGTCGCGGGTGGTGATGGTGTGTTGTGCTTCGGCACGCCGTAACCGGATGTTCCACGCGTCATGAATGGCGCGAGCTTCGTCCAGGCGAGCCTTCAGCAACTCGGATCTCGTGGCTGGTACCCGGTGGGCGCGCGTGGTGGTCATGACGCTTGCGGGACCTCTTCGAGGTCGAACAGTGTGGGCATTTCGCGTTGGCGTTCTTCGGCTTCGAGGTACTTCACTGAGTCGAGGAAGTATCCGGGGTTGAGTTCGCTTGAGCGTCCTTGGCGGCCGAGCTTCAGGGCCCGGAGCGGGACGGTTCCGAGTCCGCCGAAGGGGTCGAATACGAGGTCGCCGGGGTTGCTGTACCGGTCGATGAGTCGGTCAACGATGTCGAACTGCAAAGGGCAAACATGCATTTGGACGTTCCGGCGCTTCTGCTCGCCGTTCAGGGTAAGCATGCGGTTGATGTCGTGCCACACGTCCGGCGCCCAAGACCCGGGCATGAGGGACATGAAGGTTGCCGGAAGTGCGCCCTTGCCTTGCAGTGCCTCGCCGATCTGCACATGCGATTCGTAGTCGTAGACCTCGCGAAGTGTTTGCTCGGTGAAGAGCCGGGAACGCTGCTCGACAGGCAGGGCAGCGAGCTCATCCGCGGTGAGATGCCGTTCGCCGCTTGACCGCCAGTTGGCATGCGCGTCGACCTGCCAGCGGGCCAACGAGTAATCCTCGACTTCCTTAGTTACCCGGTCGTCCGCGTACCCCTTCGACCGGTCGGTCTGCGGCTTGTGGAAGAGCAAGATGTACTCCGGCGAGCCGACGCCCATCTTCGTTCCGTCCTTGCGCATCTCCGTGTAGCCGAGACGGTAAGTCTGGTTGTTCTCCCGGACGACGTCGGTAACGACGGTGATCATGCCCATGTAGTCGAAGCCGTGCTTCGTGCCATGGAAAAGAGCTTCAGCATGGAACGGTGACACGGTGGGGATTCCGGCGCCGGTGACGTTGCCGAAGTTGATGCGGTCCTTCACATGGCAGGCGTAAATGCGGCCAGGCTTGAGGACCCGGAGCAGCTGCGGGGTGAGGAAGTCCATTTGCTCCCAGAAGTGAGCGTTGTCGTCGGTGTGGCCGAAGTCGTTGTAGGACGGCGTGTACTCGTAGTGGTTGCTGAACGGGATCGACGTGACGATGAGGTCAACGCTGTTCTCGTCCATGTGGTTGGTGGTTTCATCAACGCAGTCGTTATTGGCAAGGGTCCAGCCTTCGCCTCTCGCTTCCATGCGTTCGATGCCCATGGAGCGGGTGAGCGCTTCGGTGATCGAATTTCGGGACAGCCCGTATTTCTTGATGATCTCGGTCATGGTGTTGGTGAGCTCCTTGTGCTGCGCCCATTTGTCTTTGAGGGACTGGACGACTTCCGTTTCGGACTCGGCGTGGACCATGTGGATGGTGCAGGGGTGTTCCTGCCCGAATCGTTGGATGCGGTGCCACGCTTGGAAGGTGTCGTTGAATTTGAAGGTGACGCCGGCGAATACTGCTGTGTGTGCTTGCTGGAAGTTCAGGCCTTGCCCCAGCTGTACGGGCTTGCCAATGAGCGCCCAGGTTTCCTTGTCCCGCCACGCGTCGATGCGGTCTTCAGCGGTGTCCGGGTCCAAGGACCCGTGCACTGAGCTGTAGGTGATGCCTTCGGCGGCCAATGCCCGTTCGATCGCCGTTTGCTCGTCGTTCAGGTCACACCAGAGGATGATCTGCGAGCCGTCCGCCTCGCGGTGCTCACGGACGATGGTCATGAGCTTGTCGATGCGGGTGGGGAGGCTGTCACGCTTTTCCTTCGCTGCGCCCTGCAGGTCTTTCACGCCGCCGCGGAACAGACGTGCTTGCCCGTCTCGATCGACCGCGGCCGTGGAGTGGTCCACTCCCACTGAGTGCCATTCGACGGTTAGCGGCGGCAGGTTGTAGCCCTCGTCGCTGTAGCCGAGGTCAGAGGGCTTTTGCAGGAAGATCGACCACGAGTTCAGCCACATGAAGAACTCTTCGCGCTTGTGCTCGTAGATGGTCAGGTTGTTGGCCTGCGTGGAGTCCCGTTGGAAGAACCGGGTGAGTGCCTGGCCGGTATCCATGACGCCAAGGAATCCGGCGTAGTGGATCAGTTCCTTGTACCTGTTCGGACTCGGCGTGGCCGTGGCAACGAAGCGGTACTTGACCTTCTCGAAAAGCCTCAGGAACGTTTGGTAGGTCTTCGAGCCGAACGAGCGGAGCACGCCAGCCTCATCGAGTGAGACGGCCGTGAAGATGTTCGGGTCGAGCTTTCCGTCGCGGACCGTCTCGTAGTTGGTGATGTAGAGCCCGCCGCCGTGGAAGGTCATGTCCTTCACGGATCGGATGAACTTGATTTCGACGTCGAGCTTGCCGCCGTCGCGGACGAACTCGCCACGAACGCCAAGAGGCGCGATGATCAGGCCAGAGCCTCCCGCTTGGGCGAGCGTCAGCCGGAGCGTTTCGATCTGCATCATGGACTTGCCCAAGCCGAACGCGGCGAAGATCGCCCGCCGACCGCCCTCGACTGCCCAGCGAACGATGTCACGTTGGTGCTCTTTGAGAAGCGGGTTGACGGCCCCCGCCGTTACTGGCTGGCCGTAGTTCTTCTCGAAATCGGCCTTGGCGCGCAGGAAGTCGTTGTATTCGGTCATCGTCCCTCCTTCGGGTATGAAAAAGGCCCCTTTTGCGGGGCCTTGGGTTTGGGGCGCGTTTCGCGCATTACGTTGTTGACGGCTTGGTTGCCAGTGGGGTCACGGTGGGTGGACATCGCCCGATCGTTTGCGTCCTGCCGACGTCGGGCATCCGTGTGGTGCTCGCAGGATCCTCGAGTTAGGCAGATGCCGAGCGAGGACTTGCAAAGGAAGCAGCACGGATCATCCAGTAGCTTCGACATCGGCGGCCGCCTTAGCTGCGTTGTAGTGCTGGATGCCGGACAGGATCGCGTGGCAGCACCAGAGGTAGTGGAATGTCAGCTTGTCGAAGCTGTGCTCGTAGGCTTCGGAATAGCGGAAGCCGTTCGACTCGAAATCATCCATCAGTCGGAAGCAGTCAAGCCCTGTCGAGCGGTCAACCCATCGGCCGAGGATCTCTTCCCGAATTTCGCCCCAGATGGCCGAGACTTTCTTCGGTTCGTAATCGAGTCTTCGTTCCCAGAAGTCTTGGATGATGTGGTCTTTGAAGAGATTTTCGCTGTGCTCCCGTAGCCCGCCCTGCTTGTCGATCGCTTGGAGCTTCTGTGCCCAGTAGTCGGCGTTCACATATCCACTGTTGAACCACGGGAACATGTCGTGTTCGCGGGAGAAGACGTAGGTTCCCATGTCGCCGCGGATGGTCAGCAGCCACGGCGAGGTGATGATGTCGAAGTAGTACATGCCCGTGCCTGGCTTCTTGAAGCGCAAGTGCCGGTAGACGTCCTGATCGAGCAGGATCGTCATTTCGTGGTCTTCGATGTCGCTGTTGAAACGCTGCAGGACCTCGGGGTGGTAGTCGTTGCGGACTGCCAGCGGCTTCATGCTGCCTCCGCCCGGTGCGTGATGTGTTCCCGGATCTTGGTGGGTTGCAGGCCGTGCCAGGTGATGTCACCTTCGAGTGCGGAGACGACAACGACAGGCATCTGCCGGATGCCGAGGGTTTCCGTGACGTATTTGAATGCTGTTTCGTCTTCCTCGACGTTGACCTCGGTGTAGTGGATGCTGTTTTCTTCCAGCTTTTCCTTGGTCTTGGTACATCCGAAGCAGTCGTTCTTGCTGTACACGACGACGGCAACGCCGTCGCGGGCTTGAATTTCTTTGGTCAGGTCGTGAACGGGCTGGGTGTTTTCGGCGGTCAATGTGGTCCTTTCGCGGGTGCGGCGCCCGGCCGTTAATGGCCAGGCGCCGCGGGCATGAAAAAAGCCGCTCATTGGCGGCTTGGCGGTGCGGGGTGTGGGCTACTTGGAGAAGCGCGGAACGTCGATCGGCAGAGGCTGATCGGAGACGATGTAATCGAGGCTCGTCTCGACCATGACGCCGTCCGTGGTGAAGAAGAAGATGCCAGGATCGCCGGGACCGTAGGTGCCGTCATCCTTGGCGGAGTCGAGAATGAATCCCTCTCCGTAGTGTTTGATGACTTCGGTTTCGGGTCCGACCTGGGATGCGCTGGAACTGATCTTTCCCTTGGCCGTGTAGAAGCCGATGATGTTGGCGTAGCTCAGGACGTAGACGTACCGGATCGCGTTGGGGTCTTCTTCCTTATCCCGTTTCTTTTCGAGGTTCTGTTTCTCGAGTGAGTTCGTGATTTGCGAAGTGCCCTGAGCCTCCTTGCGCTTCTCGTACTCCGAATTGTTGCTGCAAGCAGCGGTTCCCAGAACAAGGGCGGCAGCGGTCAGGACGGCGGCGATTTTCTGCATGGTCTTCATCTGTTTGGTTCCTTTACTTGGTGGCGGTGCAGCCGGTGGTGGTCAGTTCGTAGGGCAGGTCCGGGCTCTTCCAGTCCTTGGAGAGGACCTTGCGGGACTCTGCGTTGTAGGCGTTCACGGAAGCGATGCACTCGCTTTGCACTCCGGCGAGCATCTGCGACGCGGTTTTGTCAGTGGGGTCGGCCGCGACTCGCGCTGCGTGCATGGCGACCAGTTCCTTGTTGGTTTCCACGGCGGCGTTCAGCTGCTCGAACTTCCGTTGCTTCTCGGTCCAGTTCTCGGCGCTGTTGTTGATCTTGACGGCGTCGCCTTGGCCCTTGGGTCCGGAGAGCGCCACACTGAGCGCCCATCCTCCCCACGAGATAAGTGCGATACCGATGAGGATGGCGAGTACGATCGCGATGACTTTGAACGCGTCTTTCATGTTGCTCCTTTGGTGATGGTGTGCGCGGCCCTGATTAGCTCCAGGTGCCGTGGTTGCCCTGCGGTTCGGTGCCCCATCCGCCGGGATCAGCGGCGGGCTGGTGAGTGGCGGGGACGTCGTTGGCGGGCGCTTGGTGCCAGCGGAGGTCCTTGCCGATGGCTTCGATTCGGATCTGGTCACCGCGGCGGTTCTTGCCGTCCTCGCCCTGCCAGACCTGCGTCTCGATCTCCCCATGAAGGACGACGTTGTCGCCTTTCTTGAGGGTGTTGGCGACATTGTCCGCGAGCAGCATCTGCCCTTGGTTCCATGCCCGGCATTCCCAAAATTTGCCGGGCTTGTTTTCCCACTCGTTCTTCTGCTTGTTGAACTTGCGAGGGTTCGTGACGACAGTCAACCGGGTGACTGCCGATCCGTCGTCGTTGAACTTCTGCTGCGGCTCGTCGTGAACCTTGCCGATGATGGTGATCAGGGTTTCGCCTGCCATTACTCCTTGACCTCACCGTCTTCGATGATGATCCCGCGGCCTTCTCCGTCGCCGACCATTTCGATCCAGACTTGGAAGTCGTGCTCGCGGGCAATGGATTCGACCAGTGCCAGGTTGTCCGAGTCGAGAAGCGAGCCGTCGGCGATGCGGATCACTCGGAGCTTAGGGTTGAGGGCGATCGCCATGGCAAGGGAGACGCGCAGCTGCTCGGCGCTGGATGCCTGCTTGAATGGGACACCGTTGTAGGTCACGCCGGACTCATCGAATCCGAGTCCTTCAATCGGGAACTTCGCAGCCGCCAGGCCTTCAGCCTTCTGCTTGTCGATGGCATCAAGCTGCTCAGTCAGCTGCGCGGCTTCAATCTGGAGATCATTGACGTTGTCACTTGCCTGCTGCCAGCGCTCGAACGTTCGGACATCGGTGTTGATCTGTTCCGCACTGTCGAGCTTGAGTCGGATTGCATCGACATCACGAGCTGGCCGGGCGTCTTCAACTTGGCGCTCGGCTTCTCGCAACATGCCCTTCGCCCGCTGCAGTTCTCGCTCGGCCCTCTCGACGGCGTCCGCCCATCCGTCGCGGGCTGTCACCGCAACCTTGAGGTTGTGGTTGGCAGTACGCGCTTCATCAAGTTCGCGCAGGAGGTCGGTCACGCTGACAGGTTCGAGGTCTGCCATCTCTTTCGTGACGGAGATAGCGTCAAGGGCAGCCTTGGCGTTCTTCAGGTCGCGGTTGACGGCTGTGCGGTCGTGGAAGATGTCGGCCCGTTCACCGTCCAGCTGAAGAGGGTCGAACGGCAGGTCTACAAGGGCGAGCAGTGTCTTGACCTGCGCCTTGTCGTCCAGCTGCGTAAACGCCAGCGGGTCGAGGGAAAGCTTGCCCAGCAGGTCATCAAGCTTCGCCTGCCCCTTTGGATAAACGGCGCCGTCGCGAGACTTGACGGTAAGCGTCGAGCCGCCGGGTGTGAACCTGCGGATCACGATCAGGTCCTCAGTTTCGAGGATGATCTCTGCGCGATCTTCACCGTCACGGATCGGCTTTGGAGTGGTCTTGGCATTTACCCCGCCAAGGGCCGCGGTTATGGAGTCCAGGATGGAGGACTTGCCCTGGCCATTGTTGCCGCCGATGACGACGAGGTTTCCGTTCTGATCGGGTTCGATCCGGACGGCTTTGAGACGCTTGTAGTTAGTGGACTGCAGGCTGACGATACGGCTCATTCTGTGGGCTCCTGGGTGTTGTCTTCTCGTACGGCGGCGAGGACCCTTTGCGCGTCCTCGGGGGTGATCTTGTTGGGGTGGTCCCATGCGGCGCCGATAACTTGGCCGGCGGTGGCAAGCAGCGCCTTGCCGTCGCCCTCGTATCCAGCAGCGATCAGCGCGTTAGTGATCGCTTGCCACTGGGCCCGCCACGGCTCCGTCTGGGGCTCGGCCAGGACGGTCACGCTGTGCTGCTTGACCTTCTTTTGGCTGATGCGAACCGGGATGGTGAAGTCCGCGGCGAGGTGCGACATGGCGACGACTTCGACGCCGCCCACTGGTTCGCCCGCGTAGATCACTTCCGGGTTGTTGACGAGCTTCACGGACCGTCCGATCCATGCATCTGATTCGGTGCCCCATCCGTGGGCGATGACGCGGAGCATGCCTTTGGATGGTTTCCATGGGCGGCCGTTCATCCCGACGAGGTCAACAACGACGGGTTTTGCTGTGTCTCCCTTGCGGACGTTTTCGATGGTGGCGACGATGGGGGAGCCGGTCAGGTCGGATGCGTTGAGGCAGTCCGATTTGGCTACTAGAGCCTTCGAGATGTCCATTTACTTGATCACGATCTCCTTTTCGATGTTGAGGCCGAGGATGTCTTCGGCTTGGTAGATCGCCCAGATTGGGAGCGTGATTGGCTCCACTGTCGGATACCCGGGGTATTCGCCGGTTTCGAGGCAGCGGCGGTAGATGTCCTTGGCTCGGGCGTTCATCATCCGGCCGAGCTCCATTGCGTAGTCGTCGTACTCCACGATGGACACGAGGTGCGGAGCCGTCTTCTCTACGTTGACGAACCAGAACGGGAGCCTCTCGCCTGTCATCGCCAGGACACCGTCTTGGTAATGGGCAGCTGACTGGTAGTAGCCAAGCTTGAAGCCGGACTTTGGGAACTCTCGCGGGTCTGCGTTCACGGTGGTTTTCAGGTCGACCAGCCGGTCTTTCAGCCAAGCGTCCGGCCGGCACTTCAGCATGAGCCCGTCATCTTCCCAGAAGACGGACTCTTCGGCGCGGTGACCCGTGAACGCTGTCTTGGCTACCGGGTGTTCCATGACGCTGTCTCGCATGGCGCGGACGAGGTCCCATTCGGCTTGCTTGAGTGGAATCTTGCCCGCGTTCACGGCTTCGGCGGCTGGGACAGTCCACTTGGCGCCGCGCTTGTCGGGTACGTCGATGACCTCTACTCCGGATTCGTCGCCTTCGAGGATGAGGCTGTGGGTCACGGTGCCGAGGTCGTAAATGTCCTTGTGGACTGGGTTGGCTTTCTCGTACTGCCAATGCGCGGGGGTCCGGCTGGCAAGCGTCTTCAGCGACGTCGAGCCGAGTGCGGGGTCAGCGTGGTATTCCTCGCTGGTGAGGTCGGCATAGATGCCGGGGGAGTACGTCATTCTTCTCCTTGGTTCGGGCATGAAAAAGGCCCCTGTGTGGGGCCGTGAATTTTGCAGTCTGGGTTGGTGGGTCGTGGTGTGCGCGGGTCGTAGCGGCTGGGCGGGCATGCACAGCTTGGGTAGCGGTTGGTTTGTCGCTGCCAGAAGTCCGCGCCCATACCCGGCAACAGGTCAGGCATCTTGGTAGGTGATGGTGATGTGGTCGCCGTTGTGCGCGTCGAACCGGATTGTCATGCCTTCACGTACGTAGCGTTGCTTGTTTTCCTTGAGCCGGGTGATGCGGTCGGTGATGGCTTCCTCAGCGGTGACGTAGTGGTCTGCGAACTCGCTTGTTGATTCCGTGGTGATGACTGCCCGGTGTCGTGGTTTGTCATGGCGTGGCGGCGGTGGTGGTCCTTGCCTGGCGACACCGATAGTCCATTCCGCGGGAAGGTCATTTTGATTCGGCTCCCCGCTCATTTGCCCTCGATCCGGTCAGCGACTTGGGTTAGGAACCCGCCGACGTAGCCGCGGTCGATTGGTTCGCGCAGTCCAGTGGCGAACATACGGGCAGCGACACGGATGCCGGTTGCCCGGTGGTGGTCGCGGCTCTTCAGCATCTCTTTCTGGATTTCTTCGCGGACGGCTTCGCGGATGCTGAGTGATTCGCCGTCGAACAGGTGGCCAGCGAGTGCCGTCCGGAGTCCTTCGATTTCGTCCAGGAGCTTGTGAACAACGGCTGGCGTGACGGCGCGTTCGTAGGAGTTCGCTTCGCCGTCTTCGCCGTAATAGGGGTCGCCGTCGCGGAGGACTGATTCGGTATCGGCCCGCTGTCGTAGCTCGGCGATTTCCTCGTTCGTGATGGTCATTTGTCTCTGTCCTTGTCAGTGGTCGCGAGGATTGTTGCAAGTTCAACTTGCAAGGGATTGCGGGCTTTCGCGGCGAGGATTGGCGGCAGCATGGTGGCCGCTTTCGTCCGCGGTCATGCTTCGTCGTAATGCGGGTGGGTGGCGAACCGTTCAATGACGGCGTTGCGGCATGCCTCTTCGACGGCGTCCACGCTCGGCTCTTTGGAGTAGAACTTCACGATGGAGTGCCATACCTCGGCAGCGAGCTCATGCTCGGTAAGCCGCTTGGCCCGAATATCGACTGCAAAGCGCGGGATCGGACGGCCGCCGACGACATACTCGGTGCAATCGCAGGATTCGCCGCACGAAGTCGGCCAATAGATGGTCAGTTCGAGTGGCTTGGTCATCGGCTCGTTTCCTTGCTGGGTTGTTGGTCGCCGCTGACGGGAAATTCGCAGGCGGTAGGCATCGTCGAGAGGGTCCGGTACCAGATGGCCGGAAGGGTGAGGTCGGCGGCCGCCCAACCACCCTCTGGCATGTCCGCCGAAGGACGCTGGTTCAGGTGCGGGGCACGGCGCGGATTCCGGATCATGACTCGCCCTTCCGGTGTCCGCATTCCACGCATTCGTTGACGTCAAGGCCTAGCTCAGCGTCATTCTCACGCGGGTATCGGTGAGCCCATTTCGTGTGCTCGCATGGCGCATATGTCAGCGAGTAGAAATCGTCGCGCCGATGCTCTTCGAAGAACTGCGGAAGGATGCCAGCGTCTGAGAGTGACTTGTTGGACCAGTCGCGCCAGTGGTGGCGGTCCCAGTCATCCAAGCCCTCAACAGTCTCGCCGTATGTAGCCGTGGCGCATGGAGATTCGTAGTAGTCCTTGACCTGCTCGCGGCTCTTTCCGCATTGCAGGCACTCATCTGTTGCAACTGCCATCACCGTTCTCCTTTGCGCCAGGCGTCGGCGTCGTCTTCGTACCGGGTCTGGGATTCTTCTTCGATCGCGTCATAATCGATCGGTTCGGCAGGCTGCAGGCGAGCGTCATGCTGACGGGCCCGGCCGAATTCAATCGAGCCAAGGACGCACACGAGCGCCACGGCCACCACAAAGAATCCGTTGATGATCATTTCCGCTTCCCTTCTGTGCAGCGGCGCCATGTCTTTAGGGAGCCGTTCTTACGCGAGCGGGCTGTGGAGGTAGCTGAGGTGACTGACTCGATGAGCCCTTGGTTGCGAGCCTGCGCAAACGCCATGCCGGGCCAGTTCTGATGTGCCGGCGGCCGCATCTCCTTGCGGAGGTCGTCGGCCGTGAACTCGTTCTTGTCGCGGGCCAACTGATCGATAGTCGCAACGGCGTCCTCAATCCAGTAGTTATCCTCGAGTGCTGCAGCTTTCATGTAGCGGGCTCCCATGCTTGAAGGTCGGCGGCGTCGCGCTGTTGCTGCGCGAGGCGCATGGCCTCTGCCAATTCCTTGTCGGTGAACGCGAATCGGTTCTTCCGTTGACGCGCTCCGCCGTGACCGTGCTCGACTGGGCGGGACTTAGTGCCCTGCCGGATTGCCCGCCAAACGACGTTGTCGTTCATGCAGCCAACCTCCGTGCTGCTGCCGCATGGTTCCGTTCGCGCATGACGTTCTTCACGGCTTCCTCGCCCGTCGGGTCCGAGTGTTGAAGGACGCGGGCGATGAGCTCGTCATCCGTCAGCGTCAAGGCGTTGCACGCTTCGAAGCTGCGGTTGATTTTCTTCGCCGCCCGCCTGACGACCGTGCGATCGAGCGGGAGCTTGTGAGTGGCAGCGTAGGAACGGATCTTGTTTTCCCAGCCAGCCAAGGTGTTTTCGGGCATGGCAATTAGCCCTTTCTCCGAGGGACGAACCCATGGGTGAGGTCAAAGATGGTGATGCAGGAGGGGTGCCCAGACAAAGGGGCTAAGGGTGCCGGATTCGGCGGGCCGGATGTGGCCGGGTGGTGCTACTTGCTATTTGCTGGGTGCTTCGGTGGGAAGGTTTTCAAGCCATTCGTCCAGCTCATCTATGAGGATGACGGGCTTGCTGTTTGCGTACCTGGCGGTCAGCTCGTTATTGCGGACTGCTCGGCGGATCGTATCGATGCTGTATCCGGTGGCCACGGCGGCCTCTTCGAAGTTGTAGGCTCGCTTGCTCACTGGGCATCATCCTCGACAAGTTGACGAGAGCTGATGTTGAGCGCAAAAGCGATAGCTCCGACCTCAGCGACGGTCAGGGGCCGGTGGCCTTTGATGCCACCTTTGATGCTGCGGTGAAGTGTTTTGTACGGTATGCCTGTTTCGTCAGACAGCGCCAAGATGCTTACTCGGCTGCCCATGGCATTCTCGATGCGCTGGGCGATTTTTGAGTCTGAGGCGACTGTTGCGCCGGGGGGTGGGGTAGTCATGCGTCAACCATAAGTAGTCGTTTGACTAATTGCAAGTACCGGATGCAAGTATCCAAGTAGTGGTTGAGGATTCAACTGAGTACAGCGATTGGCGAACAGAATTAGCCGATCGTGTTGCACGCATGCTCGCGATGCGTTTAAATTGGTCACATGACAACATATGGCGATCGGTTTGAAGCGGCGATGGTGACCCAGATCAAGGTAGAGCTCGTAGAGCGCGGCTGGGAACAGAAGGACCTCGCCGACAAGGTCGGCATCAATCGCGTCACCATGAGCCACTACATGACTGGCAAGCGAAGCATCCCGATGCCGACCTTCTTGAAGATCGCCGAAGCCCTGGAGGTCACACCAGGGTCATTGATGGACCAAGCTGATGCTCGCGTTCAAGCTCGGCCCACATCTGAGACGGCGTAAGGCTGCACGAGCTCGCCATTTCTCCGAAGTCCCGAAGCGTCATCCATGCGACGCCGGCACGCGCTCCTGCCTCTAAGGCGTAGGGGCGCGTTTCTTTTTTGGAGCCATCTGCGGCGTCCTTGGGGGGCTCCCCCCAAGCGGCGCATGTGGCGGTAGCAGACGTGTAACTCGTCACTGCTGCCAACCGATCAGATCCCATATATCCATCCCCGCATTCGAAAGTATGTTCGATTACTCATGAGCTTACGACGAGCGACCGACAAGATGGCAAACCCGCCTCTGCATGACGAGATTAAGCCCAGACGCGTTAAAGAGTAGCGTTATGCGCGCTGAGGTTTAAATTTGGAATCTCAACACGCATAATGCATGCTGTGAGTGCATAATGGAGTTTCCAGTCACGATTTGAGAGTGTCAGCATGCCTGTTTGGTGATTCTGGCTCTAGAACGGATAGCATCATGAGCGTGCCAGCTTCGAAACGTCCGGAATCTGGGCCGCTGGCTCGCGCCTTTGCGGCCGAGCTTCGCGCTGCCCTGGCCCGGCAGAGAATTACGGCGAAAGACCTTGCCAGGTTGGTGGACCTAACGCCCGCTTACGTGAACAAGAGACTGCGTGATGAAGCGCCCTTCACTCTGAATGACGTCGAGGTGATAATCCGGGCGCTGGGCGGAGCTTGGGACCACGTGGCATACACGGCGATAGATGAGCTGAGAGTTGTTCCCGCAGCCGAAGAGGATGAAGACGACGCATAGCAGGCGAAAAAAGGCGCCCCTACCAAATCGGTGGGGGCGCCTTCGTTTTGCCGTTATGCGGTCAGCTGCGGGGTCAGGAGCTTCGACAGTGACTCCATGCCTTCGCGTAGCCTTGCCGCGTCCGTGCGGGTCCGGTAGGAGCGCGTCATCTGCCTTGTGGAGTGGCCGACGATCGCCTGAATGATGTCTTCGGGCACTCCGGCCGCGTAGAGCAGGTCCACGGTCGTGTGCCTGGCGCCGTGAAGGACGACGTCCTCCGGTAGGTCAGCGTCGCGCATGAGTTGCTTCCACGCCTTCGTCACACGGTCAGGGTCCCACGGGCGGCCTTCCTCGCGGAAGATCAGACCTTCCTCCGGAGCGTCCTGCAAGTGAAGCTCAAGGATTGACTTGAGCGGCTCCACGAGTGGGATAACGCGCCAACCGGAGGATGACTTCGGGCGGGTCAGGTAGAGCGTTCCCTTGATCTGCCGGAACTCGAAGTCGTCAGGGACTTTCGTTATGTCAGTGATCCGCTGCAGCTGCCATGAAAGGTCAAGCACGTCCGTGACTCGATCACGTTCCAGTCCGATGATTTCGCCTCGCCTAGATCCTGTGAGTAGGTAGGTTGCCCAGAGTGCTCGGTCGTTGTTTCCGGTGAGGTGCGCTAGAAGTTGAATGGACTGCTCTAGTGAGAGTGCGGACTGTTCTAGGACGCGCTTCTTCGGCCGGGAAACCATGTCGCAGGGGTTGACGTGAATCTTGCCCTCCTGCAATGCGGTTCCAAGCATGACCGAGAGCGCATTGTGAGCAAGTAGCGTGTAGGTGCTCGATAGCATGGTGACCTCGTGGGCGCCGTCGTGAAGTTGGTGCTGCCCCGTTGAGTCAGTGAATACGCATGCCGACTCGGGCCAGTCATCCGGGTTCATGCCGCGCAGCTTCGGACTCTTCGGCGTCGCGGCCATGACCTCGTGCAGGCGCCGGACATCCTGGGCGTTTATCTTTGCAAGCATCTTCTTGCCGAGCAGCGGGACGATGTATCCCGTGATGACTGTCCGGTACCCTTCGAGGGTTTTCGGCTTGACCTCTTTCGGCGCGATGCGGTCCATCCAATAGTCGGCCCACTTTGCCAGCGTGACGCCGGACGTCGGCAGGTCGCCGTGCTTGGCGAGCTCGCGCTGCAACTTCCGCATCTCGATCAGGACGTCGTTCTTGTTCTTCCGTGCCACGACTTTCCGCCGGCGCTTCCCATCTAGCCCGGCGGGGAGTTCGACCGAGGTAACCCACATGCCGTCCGAGGCTCGCTTGTAAACGGATCCTTCGCCCTTGCCCCGGGTGCTCTTGCGCGTGGCCTCTCTAGCCAC